GCGAAGCGCCACAATGAGACCAGTTCCATGATCATGGCACGCCCTTGCTGCGCACCAGCGCTGCCAACACGACGTTCAGGTCGTCGATGCCCGACTGGATCCTGTCGATGGCCATGTCGATGTCCTCGCATTCCTCGTTGTCGGACAGCTCGGCCAGCACGAAGGACAGCAGGCTGTCGCCATATTCGTCCGAGTAGCTGTAGGTCCCGACCATGTCGACAAAGTCACCATCGGCGTAGCCTGCGAGGGCAAGGCGCTGCCAGTCGTTGAGTGGTTCCCTGCTCATGGCTTGTTCCTTTCATGCAGGCGCTCGTGACGTTCGATGAACGGGCGAGGGTCTGGGTCTTTCTTGTGCCAGTCCAGCGGCAGGTCGTGGGCTATGGCGAAGCACATGGCTGTCAGATCCTCAGGGGCATAGACCTTGCGCCACTTGTAGATGGTCGACTGGTGCACATTGTGCAGGCGTGCTGCTTCCTTCACACCCATGGTTTCGGCGTCCAGCATGATGGCCACTCGCGTCTCATCGGCGAGGCCGTAGTCAGGGTGAAGTGTGGTCATGGCTTACCTCGGACCTGCGTGGATGATGGCCTTCGCCTGCACGAGTGCGCCCACGACGGCACCCTTGGCCGTGAGGATCTCGTTGTCGCTCCATGTGCCGGTGTCGAAGGCCATCACGGCCCTTACCTCGGCAATGGCCTCGCGCAGAAACTTCTCGGTGATGCTTCCGGTGGTCATGGTCTTGTTCCTTTCTTGGTTGCTAGGACGCGTCCTAGCGTTTCATTTCGATGACGGGCAGGCCATGCTTCACGGCAGCGTCGCGCAAGGCGGCATCCTTGCCTGCCCCGATGACGTCGCTGATGCTGCGAACCCCGGCCACGCGGCGCTCCTCGTGGATCACCAGCACACGGAAGTTGTCGTAGAGGCCTCGCGTGATGCGCAGCACGGCGCGCCCGTCGGTGGCCGGGCAGGTCTCGATCGCGTCGTTGCCACAGACATAGCTGTTCGTCCCCATGGAACGCACGAGCAGGAAGAAGGTCTCACCCTCGGCGAGGCCCGCGGCGCGCGTCGCGTCATAGAGGAGATCCGAGTGGTAGGCGTCCTCGGCCATGAAGGGCAGGGCCTTGTGGGCAATGGCGTTGAACGCGTTGCGGAAGGCATCGGACTGCACGATAGCCTCGGCGGTGACTGTGAGCTTGATCTTCATCATGGTCTGGTTCCTTGGTTGCGATGTGGGCTTGGCCCGGGTGGTCACGGCCTTGGCCGTGGGGTGGTGCTAGGACGCGTCCTAGCAGGTTGCTCCGGCGTGGCCGGAAGTGAGAAACTCGACGGTTATGTCGCAGCACAGGCAGGGCAGCGCACCGTATTCCATACCCTCGTGGCCTTGGTCGTGGGCAACCTCGCGGCTCACCCGGCGCAGCTTGAAGGGACCGAACTCGCGCTGCATGTCCGCGCTCCAGCGGCGGTAAGCCTCGGCAATGTCCGCCGTCGTGTCGACGGGCAGGTTCAGGAGCATGTGCGCCCAGTCGATCGGGCACGAGAGCGTCAGCATGTCATCGCTTTCGGCGTCGGTGCTAGGACACGTCCTAGCGGGCGGGCCATAGGCCGGCACCGAGCTTCTCGGCTCGTAATCCACGCCCCAGCGATGTGGGTTGGTCGTGGGCTGTGCGATGGTATCGAAGCGCTTGGTCAACTCGACAGGCGGAAGCTGCACTGTCATCGGCGTGGTGTAGCGTGGGCGCGGGGCGCGGATGTGAGGCACGACCTTCGTGCTCTTGACCGGCTTCGACTTCGAGAAAGTCTGGAAGCGCAGCACTTGCACGTCACTCGCAGCGATCAGGTTCCGCAGTTCTTCCTTCGTCATGGCCTTGGTCCTTGGTTGCAGTGCTAGGACGCGTCCTAGCAAGGGGTCTTCGTTGGCGGCGCTAGGACGCGTCCTAGCAGGCAGAATGCGGGCAGGGTTCCCCCTTCCGCGCCGTTTTTCTTTTTATCTTACACCCTACGGTATCATATAGCAACATCTACGAATAATTTAGTTTTTTTGGTAGTAGCTGTTACCATCTGGGGAACTGGCATCGGGGCGGCATTGCTGCCGCCCTCGTGGGCCTCACGGCACAGCCTCGCAGTCGCCTCGCGGCGCCGCCATAGAGCGTTCGCTCACGGCACAGCCTCGCATGTAATGCGAAGCTTCCCGTAGTTGCGCCGCGTCTCCTCGTCCCAGCGAACGCCGAGGGACTTGGCCCGCATCCGCACAGACCCGTCAGGGCGTGCATAGGATAGCGCCGTGGACCGCACCTGCCTGATGTAGTCAGACGGGGCGATGACGTCGACGTAGTCGCCAACCTGCATGTCGCGCCAAGGCCACTTCCGACGCGGCCGGCCATAATGCAGATCTTCGATACCGATGGTGATGGTGGGTAGTTTCATGTGTCTCTCCCTTGCGGTTGTGGCAGCGCCATGGCAGCTGCTAGGACGCTTCCTAGCATGGGCGGCCGGTGGTAGCAAGTGCTAAGTGCCTGATGTCGCAGTGGTATGAAATGGTATGAATTTTTTGGCGATGGTATGAATTTTGGCTAAGTCATTGATTTTGTATGAGTATGATTAGTATAGTATAGTATGTATGTTAATTTATTTATGAAACCGGATTTTTTGCTGAGGCTGCGTTTTTTCGCTCGGCCGGTCAGTGCCTGTCCCGGGGTTGCCTGTGCGTCTCCGCGGGGCTATCATACCACATCTCCCAAACATACCATGTAAAATCAAGCACTTACAAAAAATCATACCACTTGGCCAATCTACATACTCAACATACCATAGAAAGCGCAGCATTTTCAGTCACTTGGCCAATAAAACTACTCACATTTTGGCCAAACCGCGGCAATCATACCATCTGAGCCGAGGGACATATTTCAAAATAAACCCAGAAAAAAGTGTAATTTGAGGAGAACTATTTCAAAATACGGCCTTTTCGACCCCGTCGCGCGGTGGTATGATTGCTCGTGGAGCGCGTAACGCTGCGCCGAGAACTGGTCTCAAAGGAGTGGTAGTTTGCCTACACGAGCAAAAAGAGAGCGCGCCGCCGAGCGCGCAAAATGCGGAGACACATGCTATGTCTGCGGAACTGGACCGCTGATCAGGAAAGCGCTGCGCACCGCAGTTGCAGACGGGATCAAGATCGCTTGCTGCAAGAAGTGCATTGTGCTGGCGAACGACGCGGGCGAGATCACCGCCGAGGCTTGGGTGCAGCGCATGCGTGAGGTGAGCCGTGAGTATGATTGTCTCTATACTGCGGCGATCGGCTGGCTGCCGCGTGTCCCTGTGCCGAAGGCGCTACGCTAGGACGTGTCCTAGCACTTGCCCCGAGAAGCGCACCGCTGCGTAGAGAACTGGTCTCAGGGCAGGCAGCGTGCTGTTCTGGAAACTGGCATCGCGCGCCTGCCGCGAGGACAAAAAAAAAAGGGCGACACCCGAAGGCGCCGCCCATGCCGCGAGACAAAAAAAAAAGGGCGACACCCGAAGGTGCCGCCCAATGTGATTAGCCGTTCAGGCCGTAGACTTTCAGAGCATCGGCGAGGAAGTTGGCCAGCTTGCCCGACTGGACAAGATCAATGGACCCGTCGTGCTTTTCGGCATCGCGACGCAGCCGCTTAATGGCGCTGTTGATGCAGTCCGCCACGAACTTCGCATCGGTCTTTGGTGTCGACGCGCCCCGCTTTTCCGCCTCGATACCGTCAAGCTCATCCTTCAGAGCCTTCAGGATCTTGACGAACTTTCCCCATTCCTTGGAGCCGAGAATGCTATCCTTCAGCGCCCGCTTGGGTTGAGGCTTGCGGCCGCCCGCCGGTTTGATGGTAGCATCGCCGGGAACGTTGCGGTCGAACAGTTGTTCTGTAGCAGCCGCGCCGATCTTATAGACCGAGTAGACAGACCGCACGAAGTCAAAGCCAGCCTGCTGAACCTGTGTCCGGCTTTCGCCGTCCTTCAGCGGAGCGAGCCACGCAATGTCGATCTGGTGCGCGACGATGACGGTTTCCACGAAGGCAAGAGCCGCCTTGTGAACGTTGCCTTCGGCCTTGCGCCAGACATCGGCGACCTTGATTTCATCAGCGCCAATCGCGAAGCGAGTGGACGCCACCTCGCCAGCAACAAGAGCGAGGGAGGAAGTTTCGGCGGGGGCATTGGTTTCGATAACAGACATAGTTGACACATCCTTGTGTTTGTCGGCTGGACCATCCAACCGATAAGATCAATCTACCACGAGACGCCACGAGATCAAGGGATATACGCCGCGATAGTGTAATGCTAGGACGCGTCCTAGCATCGGAAAGGTGGAACGGCGCGACCCCACCGGGAGGCTACCCACCTGCGGCAGCGCGGGACTCCACCCACCTATGTATTACCAATACGCACGAACGACCCCGTACTTTTTTGAACTTCGTCCAACCAGCCCGCTTTTCAGACTTGGCTGGCGCCGACGCCTTTGAACTCCGTCCAACCAAGCCCACTTGGCCGCCTAGCCAGCGAAACCTTGCGCAGACATAAATGCAGCGGCATTTGTTGGTTGACGGGTCCCATACCCCCACCCCTCTTTTTTCTGGCCCGGGGCGCTTCCGGCACAAAAGACACCCCCCTCTTTTCAGATGGGACTCCTGCGTGCTAGGTTGCAGGTCATGCAGATAGACATCGAACTGGACAAGAACGTGCCAATTCCTGAGAAGGGTCCGTATCCGGAGTACCGGGTCGTCCTCGATGCTGCGGCCAACACGGCCAACATGCTCGCGGCGGCAGGGTTGGATTTTGCCCCGACAGATGATGACATCGACACCGCCGCTGCCACGGTGCGTACTGCTGCCAAAAATCCGGGCGGGATGAAGACTGACACGCTTCTGAGCTATACCCCCGCCGCGGTGATGCTGACCAAGCAGATCCTCGATGCCTACGGGCACAAGATCATCGAGGAGGCTGAGAAGGTTCGCCATCTGGTGATGAACAAGCTGGTGCAGGAGACGGAGAACAAGGACCCGAAGATCCGCATCCGTGCCCTCGAGCTCTTGGGCAAGATGGGCGACGTGGGCCTGTTCACCGAGCGGAAGGAAGTGACCATCACCCACCAGAGCTCCGACGACGTGAAGGATCGGCTGCGTGCAAGGCTGGCCCGGCTGCTGCCGCAGGGGACGGGTGCCGTGCCGGACGCCGAGATCGTAGAGCCCCCCGCGCTGCCGAAGGCGTCACCGCCGCCACCACCGGCACCGAAAACCACCGAAACGGTGGACGAGCCAAGCTATAAGCTGTCGCTTGAGGCCAAGCCGGCCTCGGCCAGTCTTTTCGAGTGAAAGGGGCGCCATGACCGTCGTCAACTTCCCGAAGCGCGAAGAACCGGACGCCATCTGGGTTTGCAACTGCGGCTGCGCCAGCTTCGAACTGCATGCGGACGGCTGCGCCACCTGCCGGTCGTGCAGGTCGGTCGTGGACGAAGGTGGTTGGAAAACACGCGCAGAAGGCGATGCGGAGCACGAGGGTGAAGTGTCTTTCTCGGATGCCGGGAACGACGCCACTTTCGCCGAACGCAAGATAAAGCGCGAGGCTCAGGGTGCCCACTGGATCATCTGCGGCACCTACGAAGGGCGCATCATGTCATGGTCCGAAGGCTTCATTGAGACGCCTGACCAAGAGGAATGGTTGCGTAAAAATGTGGAAATCGGGCTGCTTGAGATCCTGAAGGACAAGCCCTGATGAAGGTTGACATCGGCTTCAGCGACGAGGAGCTCCGTGCCCTCGCTGCCAACATTGATCATCTGGAGCCCGACGAGGCGGCCGAGGTCGAGCGGCTGCTGGAAGAGCTGGAGATGCGCCTCAAGCGCGAGGCGGCCCGGGATGACCTGATCGCCTTCTGCCAGTACATGGACCCCAACTATAAGGTCGGCCGGCACCACCGGATCCTCGCTGCAGAGCTGATGGCCCTCGAGAGTGGCGAGAAGGACCGTGCAGCGGTCAACATGCCGCCGCGCCACGGCAAGTCGGAGATGGTGTCGAAGTACTTCCCGGCATGGTTCATCGGGCGAAACCCGACGAAGAAGATCATGATGGTGTCGCACACCACCGATCTCGCGGTCGATTTCGGTCGCAAGGTGCGAAATCTGATCGACGACACGAAGTTTCAGGAGGTGTTCGAGGACATCCACCTGTCCGCGGACTCGAAGTCGGCCGGGCGCTGGGACACGAACAAGGGCGGGACATACTTCGCCTGCGGCGTGGGCTCGAGCCTCGCCGGCCGCGGCGCCGACATGCTCATCATCGACGACCCCCACTCCGAACAGGACGTGCTGAACGGCAACTTCGAGGTGTTCGACAAGGCCTACCAGTGGTTCACCTTCGGTGCCCGGACCCGCCTGATGCCCGGCGGCAGGGTCTGCGTCGTGGCCACACGCTGGCACTTGGACGACCTGACGGGGCGCCTCGTGCGCGACATGACCCAGAACGAGGACGCTGACCAGTACGAGGTCATCGAGTTCCCGGCGATCCTCGAGAAGAAGCTGCCGGACGGGACGATCAAGGAGCGGGCGCTCTGGCCTGAGTTCTTCGACCTCGATGCGCTGCACCGGACCAAGGCGTCGATGCCGGTCTTCCAGTGGAACGCGCAGTATCAGCAGAACCCCACGGCCGAGGGCAGCGCCCTCGTGAAGCGCGAGTGGTGGCGCCGGTGGAAGGAGACCAAGCCGCCGGAGGTGTCCTACATCATCATGGCGCTGGACACCGCGACGGAAGAGAAACAGCGGGCTGACTACACCGCTCTGACAGTCTGGGGGGTGTTCTTCAACGAGGAGGAGCACGCCAACCAGCTCATCCTGCTCGAGGCCATCCGCCGTAGGGTCGAGTTCCCGGAGCTGAAGAAGCTCGCGGTCGAGCAATACCGGATCTGGGAGCCGGACGCGTTCATCGTCGAGAAGAAGAACTCCGGCGTGGCGCTGTTTCAGGAGCTCAGGCGCACAGGGATGGTGCTGCAGGAGTACATGCCTCACCGGGGCAGCGGCAACAAGTACGCCCGCCTGCAGTCCGTGGCCGACATCGTGGCCGCGGGCATCGTCTGGGTGCCAGAGACGCGCTGGGCAGAGGAGCTCGTGGAAGAAATCGCGGCGTTCCCGGTCGGATCCCACGACGACTTGGTCGACAGCACGGTCATCGCCCTCATGCGGTTCCGCCAAGGGGGCTTTCTGCAGTTGAAGAGCGACGACGAGGTCGATATTCAGGGCGAATACATCCCCTACAGGGCGGCCTATTACTGATGACCCGTGCTGAGCCGACAAACGAGATGCGCGAGGAGCTCGAGCGCATGAAAAAACGCCTCGAAAAGCTCAAAAACAGCACCCAAAACACTGAAAAAAGGCGCCAAAGTTGGATAATCCGGTCCGAAATGGAGGTCCTGAGGGCCAATATCGCCTCTCTGGAGCGCCGCTACCGCTTTGACTGAGCGCCATTTGCCTGTATAGTGCGCCAAACTCACCTCTAGGAGGACGATCTGATGGGCATGGGTGCTGGCTACGGCCAACCGACCGGAACAGGTGGCCAGATGCTGCCTCAACAGCCCCCGACAGGCGGCCAGATGCTCCAGCAAGGTCCCGGGCAGGGCGGCAAAGGCCAAGGCCTCGGTTCGCTTGCCAGCCGGATCGACCCGCAGATGCTCCAGAGCGCCATGTCGTCCAAGGGCCAAGCCCGCGGCATGCCGCCGACAGGAGGTCAGATGATGCGTCCTCCGGGCCAGATGATGTCGACGATGGGGCCGGGCAGCGGTGGCGCACCGGGTGGAATGCCTCCAACAGGTGGTCAGATGCTCCCTCCTCCGGGCCAGATGATGTCGACGATGGGGCCGGGCAGCGGTGGCGCTCCGGCGGCTCCCCAGCTCACGCCATACCAGCAGCTCATGCATGAGCGCGCTCAGGCTGCGCCTGCAATGCCGCCCACAGGCGGCCAGATGCTTCCTCCCATGGGTGGGCAGCGTCCGCCCGGGCTGCAGGCGATCTACGACAGCTTGTCGACGCAGGGCGGCGGAACTGCGCGTCCCGGTCGGTTCCCCGTGATGAACCCGCGCCCGGACGCCGTGCGACCGCAACCACAACCGTCGGCTGCCCAGCAGCAGCTCGCGGCACAGCAGGCGGCAACCGCGGCTCGCATCGCCCAGCGCACAGCTCCGGCCCCGACGCCGGCCGCGGCAGCTCCAGCTGTGCGAACCGGCCTGTTCCCGGGCCACAGCTTCCGCACTGGCTGGGACGGTCAGGAAAACTGACGGAAATTCAGGCTCAGAGGTAAGACATGGCCGTCGAGAAAATGATGGAACCCTTCGTGCTACCCGAGGGGGACGAGCCTGAAATTCAGGTAGAAATAGAGAAGCCGGAGGCGATCGTTGTCGAAACCGAAGACGGTGGGGTCGAGATTACCTTTGGCGAGGATCCTGAAGAACTCGAAGACGGCACTGACCACGACGCAAACCTTGCAGAGTTCCTCGACGAGACGGAGCTGGGTCGCATCGCTTCGGAGCTGGTTACAGCCTTCGAGGTAGACCTGCGCAGCCGCCGCGAGTGGGTTGAGGCCTACATCAGGGGTCTTGAGCTGCTGGGCATGAAGATCGAGGAGCGCAGCGAGCCGTGGGACGGCGCCTCGGGCGTTTTCCACCCGATGCTGTCCGAAGCCGTCGTGCGGTTCCAAGCGCAGGCCATGGGTGAGCTGATGCCGGCCAGCGGACCGGCCCGGACCAAGATCCTCGGCAAGATCACGACCGAGAAGTTCGAGCAGGCCATGCGGGTCGAGCAGGAGCTCAACTACCAGATCACGGAGCGCATCCCGAACTACCGGGAAGAGACTGAGCAGATGCTCTTCAAGCTGCCGCTGGCAGGCTCCGCCTTCAAGAAGGTCCACTACGACCCGGTCATCAAGCGCCCGCGCGCCGGGTTTGTCGCGGCCGAGGACTTCATCGTCGCCTACACCACGGCAGGTCTGGCCGACTGCCCGCGCTATACCCACGTCATGAAGCGGACGCCGAACGATGTGCGGAAGATGCAGGTCGGTGGCCTATACCGGGACATCGAGCTCCCCGCGCCGCTGCGCGAAGTGAGCGACATCGAGGAGGCCTACTCCGAGATCACCGGCATCGAGATCCCGACGGAGCAGGTCGAGACGCACACGCTGCTGGAGATGCACGTCGATCTGTCGCTCCCGGAGCCGTTTGACGACCCCGAGAAGGTCGATCGGCCCTATGTGGTGACCATCGACAAGACGTCGCGCAAGATCCTGTCCATCTACCGGAATTGGTACGAAGACGACGAGACGATGTCGAAGCGCATGCACTTCGCGCACTACCAATACCTACCGGGCATGGGCTTCTACGGGACCGGCCTGACCCACCTGATCGGTGGCCTGACCAAGACCGCCACCTCGCTCCTGCGCCAGTTGATCGACGCCGGCACCCTGTCGAACCTGCCAGCGGGCCTGAAGTCGCGCGCCCTGCGCATCAAGGGCGACAACACTCCGCTGCGGCCGGGCGAATGGCGCGACGTGGACGTCGTAGGGGGCACCCTGCGGGAGTCGCTCTTCCCGATGCCCTACAAGGAGCCGAGCGTGGTCCTGTACCAGCTGCTCGGGAACGTGGTCGAGGAAGGTCGCCGGATCAGCTCCATGGCTGACCTCCAGATCAGCGATATGAGCGCGCAGGCCCCGGTGGGGACCACTCTGGCGCTGCTCGAGCGGAACATGAAGGTGATGTCGGGCATTCAGCACCGGCTGCACGCGGCGATGTGGCAGGAGCTCAGGCTCCTTGCGCGCGTCATTCGCGACTTCATGCCGCCTGAATACGACTACGACAGCGAGTCCGGGTTCAACCGGTCGGCCGATTTCAGCTCGGGCGTGGACATCATCCCGGTGTCGGACCCGAACGCGGCCACCACCGCCCAGCGGATCATGCAGTATCAGGCCGCGCTGCAGATGTCGGCGCAGGCGCCGCAGCTCTACGACATGGGCAAGCTCCACCGGCAGATGCTGGAGGTGCTGGGCATCAAGGACGCCGCAGACATCATCAAGTTGCCCGACGAGATCAAGCCGAAGGACCCGGTGGCCGAGAACATGGCCATGCTCAAGCAGGAGCCGGTCAAGGCGTTCCTGTATCAGGACCACGAGGCTCACATCGCCACCCACATGGCGGCAGCGCAGGATCCGAAGATCATGCAGCTGGTCGGCCAGTCCCCGTTCGCAAGCGCCATCCAGAGCGCGATGTCTGCTCACATCACCGAGCACGTCGCCATGGCCTACCGCGTGCAGATCGAGAAGCAGCTTGGCGTCCAGCTGCCGATGGAAGACGAGCCGATGCCGGAGGATGTGGAACTGGAGCTGTCGCGGCTTGTTGCCGCCGCGGCCGGCAAGCTGCTCCAGAAGAACCAAGCCGAAGAGGCCCAGAAGCAGGCCGAGGAACAGATGAAGGACCCGCTCACCCAGATCCAGCTCAAAGAGCTCGAACTGGAAGAGCTGAAGATCACCACGGACGCCGACATCAAGAAGAAGAAGCTCGAGCTGGACGCTCTGAAAGCCGCCGACAATTCGGCTCTGCAGCGCGAGCGCATCGCGGCCGAGGATCGTCGTGAAGGGGCGCGGCTCGGGGTCCGGGTGGCTGGGGATCTGGTCAACGCCTCCCGCGAGGACAAGAAGCGCGGCGTCGAGCTCGGGATCGACATCGCCAAGCAGCTGGCGGCCACTGAGGCCGCCAAGAGCAAAGCCACCAAGAAGGACGACAAGTGATGGAACCGCTCGCGAAGCTTCGGCGGGAGCTCACGCAACAGCTCGACGACATGAAGAAGTTCGTGACCGACGGGCACCCGAAGGACTATGCGGACTATTGCAAGGCCGTTGGCTCAATATCTGCGCTCAATCTCGCGCTTTTCATGCTGGACGAGGCTGAGAAGAACCTTATTGAAGAGTGAGGCAGTGCTCTGTAGTGTTTGTTTTCACAACGTGGGATGGTCCCACGCAGGGTTACAGCGTGCCCGAAACGCTGCGGAGAAGTCATGTACCAGCCTGAGAACGCGCTTGACGAGGGTATGCGCGCCAAACTCCCTCAACCGTCAGGATACAAGCTCCTGATCGCCCTTCCCAAAGTGACAGAGAAGACCGAGGGCGGAGTGATCCTGCCCGACGAGCGCCGCGATGCCGAGAGCACCGCCTCGATGATCGGTTTTGTCGTCTCCATGGGCCCCGATGCGTACAGCGACGACAAGAAGTTCCCGACCGGCCCTTGGTGCAAGGAGGGAGACTTCGTGATGTTCCGCTCCTACTCCGGCACCCGGTTCAAGGTGATGGGCGAGGAGTTCCGCTTGATCAACGACGACACGGTCGAGGCCGTTGTCGATGACCCACGGGGGTACAGCCGCGCATGACCGACCACAAGCCGATGCCCGTCAAGGGTTACACCACGCAGAGCGAGCAGAACATTGCTCTGGTGAACCAGAACAAGCGGATCGAGGAGGCCGTCCTGCGGCAGCTCGACCTGATCGCAAACGTCGAGGGGGCTGACCCGCGCTGGCTTGCCGTTGGCCGCCGGCACATCGAGCAGGGCTTCATGGAAGTGAACCGCTCGATCTTCAAACCCGTTCGTCTGCAGGGAGACATCTGACATGGCCGATGAAGGCGAAGAAAAGGACGATTTCGAGATCGAGATCGTCGACGACACTCCGGAGGAGGACAAGAACCGTCCCCGCCGCCCAGAAGGTGTCGAGCCCGAGATCCCGTCCGATGACGAGATCGAGCAGTATTCCGAGAGCGTGCAGAAGCGCATCAAGAAGCTGAAGTACGAGTTCCACGAGGAGCGTCGCCGCGCCGACGAGGAGCGTCGCCAGAAGGAAGAGGCGATCGCCTTTGCCCAGCGCGAGCGTGCTGAAGCCGAAGCCCTCCGGGCCCGGCTGCAGAAGGGCGACGAGACCATCGTCTCGCAGGCTCAGCTCCGCGTGAAGAGCGAGCTGGAGCAGGCCAAGGCGAAGCTACGGGCCGCATACGAGGCCGGTGACGCCGATGGTGTCGTCGAAGCGAATGCCACGCTTGCTGCTCTGTCGGCCGAAGCTTCGCGCCTGTCGAGCTTCAAGCCGCGGCCGGCACAGCCCGCGCAGCAGCCTGCACAGCAATTCGTTCCGCAGGTTCAGGCACCCCCACCCCCGTCGCCACGCGCTGCGGATTGGGCCAACAAGAACGGCTGGTTCGGCAAGGATGAAGAGATGACCGCGCTGGCCTTCGGGGTGCATGAGCGCATTATCCGACAAGGAGTTGCGCCAGACAGCGAAGAGTACTACAATCAGATCGACGCAGCCATCAGGCAGCGTTTTCCGGACAAGGTCGCAACCGAGGTGTCAGCTCCTCGTAGGCAGCCGAGCTCCGTGGTGGCTCCCGGAGGGCGTGCAAGCCCATCCTCACCACGCAAGGTTGTGCTGACGGCGTCTGAAGTCTCAATCGCCCGGAGGCTTGGGCTCACACCAGAGCAATATGCGGCGCAGAAATTCAAGGAGCAGCGGAAAAATGGTTGACCGGACCCCACGCACGCGGGAGACCCGCGAAACCGAAACTCGGAACACGCCTTGGCGTCCCGAGGGCACGCTGCCCACCCCCGAACCTCGCGACGGATTGCATTTCCGTTGGGTTCGCACATCGACACTCGGAAACACCGACATGACGAACGTCTCGCGCCGTTTTCGCGAAGGCTACGCACCAGTCGCAGCGAGTGAGTTCCCGGAGCTGAAGATCCTCTCCGACGTGGACTCCCGGTTCCCCGAGAACATCGAGGTCGGAGGCCTGCTCCTGTGCAGCATCCCGGCCGAAACGGCTCTCCGCCGTGTGGAAGGTCAGTCTCGCCAAGCGCAAGCTCAGCTGGACGCGGTTGACCGGAACTACATGCGGGAGTCAGACCCACGGATGCCCGTGCTCACGCCGGAGCGTTCGTCCCGCACCACCTTTGGCAAGGGATGACCTTGCCGTTCCGAAACTGAACGGAGGATGAGAAATGGCAACTGTTGCCTCTCCCTACGGTCTTCGTCCGGTCCGCCGGGCGGATGGGATGCCCTACGCGGGCTCCACGACCATGTACCTCATCGACCCTGCCGGTGAAGCGACCAACCTGTTCTACGGGCAGGTCGTCCATCTCGGCAACGATGGGTATATCGCACTGTCGACCGCCACCGGCGCCGACGGCACCACCAACGCGCTACCGACGGGCGGCACCCTCACTGGCTCCATCGGGGTCTTTGTCGGATGCGAGTACGTCAACGCGCAAGGCCAGCTGATCCACTCGCAGATGTATCCTTCGGGCTACGCTGCTCCGGCGGGGACGCAGATCAAGGCCTATGTGATCGACGACCCCAACGTGCTGTTCCAAGCTCAGCTGGACGGCTCGGGTGCTCAGACGATCATCGGGACCAACACCTTCTTCGCTGCGGCTCAGTCGACCTCGACTGGCAACACGCGCACGGGTGTGTCCACCTCGGCTCTGGAAAGCACTGTCGTGACCACGACCGCCGCCTTCCGGATCGTCGGGCACGTTTCGCCGACCACGGACGCCTTCGTTGACGTTCTGGTCAAATTCAACCCGGGCTATCACAGCCTGACCAACGCTGTTGGTCTGTAAGGAGGGCTGAGCATGGCAATTTCGCGCGCACAACTTCTCAAGGAGCTGCTGCCCGGGCTGAACGCGCTGTTCGGTCTCGAGTACGGCAAGTATGAGAACGAGCACTCGGAAATCTACGAGACGGAGAACTCCGATCGCTCCTTCGAGGAAGAGCAGAAGCTTTCGGGCTTCGGCGCGGCCCCGGTGAAGCAGGAAGGGCAAGCCATCTCGTATGACAACGCACAGGAAGCCTACACGGCTCGCTATGTGCACGAGACGGTGGCGATGGGCTTCTCCATCACCGAGGAGGCCATGGAGGACAACCTCTATGACTCCCTGTCCAGCCGCTACACCAAGGCGCTGGCCCGGGCTATGGCCTACACCAAGCAGGTGAAGGCTGCCGCCCTGCTGAACAACGGCTTCACCTCGTTCAACTCGGGCGACGGTGTGACCCTGTTCGCGACCAACCACCCGACCGTGGAAGGCGTCACCAACGCCAACCGCCCGACGGTTGCGATCGACCTGAACGAAACCGCCCTCGAAGACGCAGTGATCAACATCGCTGCATATGTCGACGAGCGTGGCCTGCTGATCGCGGCTCGCCCGCGCAAGCTGATCGTTCCGCCGTCGCTGATGTTCGTTGCCACCCGCCTTCTGCAGACTGAAATGCGGACCGGCACCTCCGACAACGACATCAACGCGCTGAAGTCCAACGGGTCGATCCCCGAGGGCTACCGCGTGAACCACTACCTGACTGACCCGGACGCGTGGTTCATCACCACCGACATCCCGAACGGCATGAAGCACTTCGTGCGGACCGCGATGTCGACTGGAATGGACGGGGACTTTGACACTGGAAATGTGCGCTACAAAGCAAGAGAGCGTTATTCCTTTGGCGTGTCAGATCCGTTGGGCATGTACGGGAGCCCTGGGGCCTGAGTTACGTTTACGGTTGACACCGTAGACTACTCAAGGATAAAGAAAGGGGGCGGGGCAACTCGCCCCCTTTCGCATTGGAGACATCATGCTCAGAAAAGCCAAGCGCCCCGAGGACTGGGGCCAACGAGAAAAGCACCCGCTCTACGGATTGTGGGGGTGGCACAAATACAGGAACCGATACGGCATGGTCCCGGAGTGGGCCTCGGACTTCTGGGCCTTCGTTCGCGGCGTCGGGGAACGTCCTTCAGACGAGCACCGGCTGCGCAGGCACGAGATAACGCAGCCTATCGGGCCGGACAACTTCTTCTGGGACACCAAGTACGCCCCGGGGTCCAACGAGAAGAACAGCTTGGAGCAGCGTGCCGCCTACATGCGGGAGTACCGAAAGCGTCGTCCGCGCAATGTGCGTGACGTGGAGCTCAGGCGCAGCTATGGGATAGGTCTTTCGGAATGGGAGGCAATGTACGCGGCGCAGGGCGGCAAGTGCGCGGTGTGCCGGTCATGCGAGACTGAGAAGAGCCAGAGGTATGCCAACCTAGCGGTCGACCACTGCCACACCACCGGAAAGGTCCGCGGCCTGCTGTGCAATGCGTGCAACCGGGCTATCGGATTTTTCAACGACGACCCCTCCAAGTTGCGCGCTGCCGCAGACTATCTCGAGCGCGGAGTGTTACCCGTATCAAATGTCGGAGGTTGACAGCCCCTAACCTCCCCGGCTATGTTGCCGGCAGGTCTCCTCCCAACGGGCCTCCTTTCTCCTTTGATGCTACCGAAAAGGGCCCGTTCGAGCGGGCCCTTTTCACTTGTGCGTCTGTGTGTTAGAGTGCCAGCATCCCTGACAGCTGCATCCTGCAGCTGACCCAACCCAGACAGGAGATTGCAATGGGTACTTCGAGCTTCAGCGGCCCCGTGAACTCTGCCGCAGGCTTTGTCGGCGACCTCGTCGGCGCGGTCAAACTGCCCGCCTACACCGTCGCCACTGCCCCGTCGGCTTCTGCCGCAGGTGCTGGCGCCACCATCTATGTGTCGAACGGCGCTGCTGGTGCTCCGACCGTTGCCGTGTCTAACGGGACCAACTGGATCGGCTCCAACGGCATCGCCATCGCGATCGCGTAAGGACAGCCATGAAAAACGTCATCAACTGGCAGCCCGCGAGCCCCGAAGAACTTGCCGCGCGAGGCGTGAAGCCCGCGGCACCGGCCAAGAAGACGGTCAGTGTCAAGGCTTCGGCCACCGTGACCAAGAAGTCGCAGGAGTGAGCAGTGGCCCGGAAATCCATCTCCGGGACCTCGCCCACTTCGCCAACTCGAAAGGCTCGCCCCTTTGTTCCAAAGCGGGAGCAGGGGGCGACCGTCGAGAAGGGCTCCACGGGTAAGACGAAGCCAACCAAGCCGAAAAGGAAGGCCAAATGACCGTCATGAATGCCACTGCCAAGCGGTTCACCACGACCGGCGCGTGCGGGGTCGGGCGGGCCCGGCTCGCCACTATCCACGTCGTGGCCTCTGGTGCCGCGCGCTTGACGATTGCGGAAGGTGCCGCCGGGCCGACCAAGCTCGACATCGACTTTGGTGCCGCTGGCACCTTCACGGTCGACATGCCGGGCGACGGGATCATCTTCTCGCAGGATCCGCGCATCGCCACCCTGACCGCCATCACGTCCGTCAACCTCATCTTCATCTGAGGTGTGACAAATGGCGACGATCGTCACCCGTGCTGGCAAGGGCTCGGAGCTCACACACGCTGAGCTCGATGCCAACTTCACGAACCTTGCGGCGGATGTCGCCACTCTGAACGATTTGCATTGGTGGAACGAGCAGCGTGGAGGGTTTCACGCCCCGTGGACAGGAACAGCCATCGCCAGCGGCACAAACAATACCGCTCTACCCTCCGTCCGGCCATCCTATATGCCCGGCGGCGTCTTTATCCGCTCGAACACGACCATCAACGGCGGGTATCGCTATAACGCGTCCCTGTTCAGCAGCTTCGGCACGCTGTCTCAGAAGATGACCTGCCAGTTCATGTGGCTGACGAGCTTTACCGGTCGGATCGGGCTGATCGGGTGGCAACAGGCCACAACGTCAATTGATCCAGCGACGAACTACGTCGCGGGCTTCTACCAGAACGGGGACCAGCTCGTGGGTCGCTGCTGGAACGGGGCTAACAAGATCGACACGTCGGCCTATACCCTGTCGCTGAGCACGCCCTACACGTTCCACATCGACTGCGCGGCCGATCGGTCAGCTGTGCGGTTCCGGGTCTACGCGGGTTCAACGATGGCGCAGGTCTTCGACCAATCAATCACCAACGGCATCTACATCGTGGATAACCCGCTCGCCGCACGCCCTTTTGCGGGGTTCACAGAAGCTTCGACAACGGCCAGCGATATTGGCCTTCTCTACACCCTCGGTCTCGGCACCGTTGAGGGATACGAACGCGCCCGTGGGCGCCTATAGACGGGGATTGGTTGGTGATGACGCCACGACAAGAGACGAACCTTGAGCGTGCCGTTGGCCGCATCGAAGGCCAAATGGAAGCCCTCACGGCGGCCATGACGACATTTTCTGCCACGGTGACCACAAAGCTGGACGCCGCGGACGAGTGGAGGCGCGAGGTCAAGTCGCGGCTCGAGAGCGTCGAGGACCACGGTAAGCACATGAGCCTTGTGGCCGAGGCCTTTAACGCCCTGCAGGCGTCGATCCGCGACAGCAAGATGCAGGCCCGGGGGTTCGTCATCGGCATCAGCGTCGCTGCCGGCAGCGCCGGTGCCGCCATCACGTCGTTCATCAAGTGGTTCTTCGGGATAGGGATCTGACATGAGCAGCTGGCCGACGCAGACGGAAGTGCTGGGCAACAAGTCGGTCTACGGCGACCCGCGCAGCCCCCGGGACCGCACCAAGTCCTCCGCGAAGTGGGAGCGCGACAACCTCGTCTACGTCGTGCCACCCTTCCCGATGACCTACGCCGGGGTGAAGCTGAAGCGTGGGTTCCGCATGCACCGGCACTGCGCGCCCTCCATGGAACGGGTGCTGGCGAACCTGATGGACGCCGCCAACGGCGACCTGAAGACCTTGAAGCACTGGGGCGTGACGATCTTTGGTGGCGCGATGAACTTCCGGCTGATGCGCGGCGGGAACAGGCTCTCGATGCACAGCTACGGCTGCGCCATTGATCTCGACCCAGCGCGCAATGGGATGTATGATCGCACTCCGCGCTTCGCCGAGTTCCCCCTCGTGCTGGAGGCTTTCCGGGCCGAGGGTTGGCGCTGGGGCGGGGACTGGAACGGTAACGGATCGTCGGCCGATGAGCGGCTGGCGGACGGAATGCACTGGCAGGCAACCCAATAGGAGAACACCATGCTGACACCCGTAGCCAAGATGTGGGCCGCCCTTTTTGGCGGCATCCTCTCCCTTCTGCAGTTCTACTTCCAGATCAACCTCGGCTTCATCACCGAGGACATGATCGCGTTCTTCATCAACGCCGTCCTGCTGCCGTTCCTCGTTTGGGCCACCCCTAACAAGTCGGCAGACACGACACAGGGCGCCTGAGGTGGGCCTATTCTGGCGCATGCTCTTCAAGTTCCTGAAGGACTACCTTCAGGAACTGAGGATCGAAGCGGCCTACAAGGACGCCTTGATCGAAGACGCCAAATGGGAAGCTCGTGCCCGTGAACAGCGCGGGCACGACGCAACGCGGGATAGGATACAAAATGCGGGGAAAGCTCTTGATGTTGCCGCTGCTCGTGAGCGCCTGCGTTCCCGCGACCCAAAAACCCCCTGAGCCGCCACCGATCAGCGGCAAGGTGATGTGCCTCGAGATGCAGGCGGAGCGTGCAGAGCTGGCGGCCTCGCTGGCGAACTCGGACGATGAGCGCGCAGTGATGGCTGCGGACGCCCTGCTGACCGAGTTTGACGCATCCTGCGCCGGGTAGACTGATGCCCCGCTTGCGGGTATGGTGTGACAAAGGAACAGACGATGCCCGTGATTGTCCCAGATCTCCCAGAGCTCTTCGAAGAGGCCTTTGAGCGGGCCGGCTTCGAGATGCGTTCCGGCTACGACCTGAAGACGATCCGGCGCAGCCTCAATCTGCTATGCCTCGAGTGGGCCAACAGGGGGCTGAACCTGTTCACAGTCGAGGGCGCCACCCTTGCGTTGGTGGCCGGGCAGGCCGAATACACCATGCCGACCGGCACCATCGACCTCATTGAGCACATGCTGCGCACCGGGTCCGGCACCGCGCAGCAGGACACCTTCCTTGAGCGTATCAGCGTCTCTACCTACGCGCAGCAGGCCAACAAGGCACTGCAGGCCCGCCCATCCCAGATCTACGTCAACCGGGGCGCCGCGGCCACGACGGTGACGCTATGGCCGGTCCCGGACAGCTCCTCCTATTCGCTGGCCTACTATCGCCTGCGCCACATCGACGGTCTGGCCTCCGGCATTGGCGGCGACATGACCGCGATCCCGCCACGCTTTGTGCCGGCCCTCGTGTCCGGTCTGGCGATGCACATTGCCGCAAAGCGCCCTGACGCAGAGATGCGGATCCCGCGCCTGAAGGCCGAGTACGAAGAGCAGTACGCCCTCGCCGCCGGGGAAGACCGCGATCGGGCGTCGGTGTTCCTGACCCCGGGGAGGTGAGCCATGGGCTACGCCAAGGGAAAGAAGGCCTTCGGATACTGCGACAAGACCGGCTTCCGCTACAAGCTGCGTGACCTCGTTTACGAGGTGCAGAACGGCACGCGCACCGGCCTGCGGGTCGGGCGAGATGTCCTTGATCCAGATCATCCCCAGAACTTCATTGGCCGCGTGCGCGCGAGCGACAACCAGAGCCTGAAGGATCCGCGACCAGATACGGGCCTCGCCGAGTCCCGGGCGCTGTGGGGCTGGAACCCTGTGGGCAACGTCGCGCAGGATATGGTATGCTCCGTCGGAGCAGTCATCGTCACCGTCACCGAGGAGTGAAACCATGGACAAATCGCCCCGCCCGAAGCCGAAGCCCAAGATGGACAAGTCGCCTCGTCCGTACACCCGGTCCGACGCCGAAGCCGCTGGCGCCGTGGCGCGCGGCAACAAGAACGCCCAGCCCGACAAGATGGCCAAGGGTGGCATGTGCCGGGGCATGGGTGCTGCGACCAAGGGCGGCCGCTTCGGAAAGAACGGCTAAGCCATGAACTATGTCGAGCTGGAAGCGGCGCTGCGGGAGTACCTCGAGACTGAGGAGCCCACGTTCGTCTCGTACATCCCCACCTTTGTGAAGCAGGCGGAGCAGCGCATCCACCGCTCTGTCCTGCTGCCTGAGTTCCGCAAGAACGCCACCACGACGCTGGCGGCGGGCAACCGCTTCATCGCGCGACCGCTCGACTTCCTGTCGACGTTCTCCATGGCGGTGATCGCGGCGACGGGGGCTTACACCTACCTGCTCGACAAGGACATGAATTTCATCCGGGAGGCCTACCCGGATCCGCTGGTCACCGGTACGCCGAAATACTATGCGCAGTTCGTGGGGAACGGGCCGGACAGCACCTCTGGCGCGTTTATTGTGGGCCCGACGCCGAACGCCGAGTTCCTCGTCGAGATGCAATACTACTACGACCCGCCGTCCATCGTGGACGAAGGCACCTCGTGGCTGGGCACGAATGCCTCGTCAGCCCTGCTCTATGGCAGCCTGCTTGAGGCCTACACCTTCCTGAAGGGTGACGGGGACATGATGGCGGTCTACAAGAGCCGGTATGACGAGGCTATGGCCAATCTGGCAATCCTCGACGTGCGGTCGAAGCGTGACAGCTATCGTGATGGGGATATGAGGGTCGAATGATGAGCATGGCGTCCGCAGTCCCCGGCATCGTGAACGTGGTTACGTCGAGCAACGGCGGCCACACCCCGGAGCAGATCGCAGAACTCTGCGTCGATCGGCTCATCCACATCGCTGACACGGCCCCGCCAGAGCTGAAAATGCAGGCCCGGGCCTTCCGCGAGCAGATGTTGGCGGTCGTGCTGCACTATGTTAAGCTGGCCGCAAGAGAGGACCGGGCGACGGTCGTGACGAAACTTGAGCAGGGCGGGCACACCCTGATGGCTCAACAGATCTGGAGCATCTGATATGGCGTTCACGGGTAACTACTTCTGCACCTCGTTCAAGCAGCAGCTGCTCGAAGGCGTGCACGACTTCCGGGTGACGGGGGGCGACACGTTCAAGCTGGCCCTCTACACCAACACCGCGAGTTTCACGGCGGCGACCACCGCCTACACCGCGACTGACGAGGTCGGCGCCTCGGGCAGCTACTCGGCCGGCGGCGGCACGCTGACGAACATCAACCCGACGGCCACCGGCACGACGGGGTTCACCGACTTCGCCGATCTGTCGTTCACGACGGCGACGATCACTGCCCGCGGCGCGCTGATCTACAACACGACCCCGGCGCACACCTACACCAACCCCACCTGCGTTGTGCTGGACTTCGGCTCCGATCGCACCTCGACCGCAGGCACCTTCACGATCCAGTTCCCCACGGCTGACGCCACGAACGCGATCATTCGGCTTGCATAAGAGAGGGCCCCTGAGATGAGCAGCTTCACGGATTACCTCGAAGACCGGACTTTGAACCATTTCTTCCGGAACACGGCCTCCACGGCGCCGACGACGGTCTATCTGGCCCTGTACACCGTGACGCCTTCGGACACGGGCGGTGGCACTGAGGTCACCGGCGGCGGCTATGCGCGGCAGGCCATCACCTTCGGTGCCCCGTCTGGCGGGCAGATCGCCAACACAGGTGCGGTGTCCTTCACGGCGTCGGGCGCGAACTTCGGGACCGTGGTTGCTGTGTCGATCATGGACGCGTCGACCGCGGGCAACATGTTCGCGTGGGACGGTATCACCAGCGCCGTGGTCAACGATGGGGACACGATCAGCTTCGCCATCGGTGCTGTCACCGTCGCCCTGACGTAAGAACAGCCCCCAGCGGGGGCTCTCATGACGGGGTAGGGCTCCATGCCGATCAGTTATGTAGGCGGCACAGGCGCGGGGATAGCCGGTAAGACCGGCACCACGTCTGTCGCCCTCAACAGTGGCCTGACCGGCGGCTCCGGTTCTGGCGTACAGGCTGGCGACCTCGTCATTGTCACCGTCAGCACCGGCACGCAGGCTCGGGCCCCGACCACTGCCGTCACGGGCTATACAGCCCTCACCGCCCAGCGCACGACCGCGACGACCTACGACACCAACGTGCAGGTGTCGTACAAATTCATGCCGTCGACCCCGGATACGACGGTCACGATCCCGGCGCCGGGAAACGTCGCAGACGGTCAGGCATATGCGATCCAAGTGTTCCGGGGGGTCGACCCCACGACGCCACTGGACGTCACGCCGACCTACGCCACGGGCAGCGGCACGAACAACCTGCCCAACCCGGCATCCATCACACCCACCACGTCCGGGGCGTGGATCGTGGTCTGCGGTGGCGGCGCGGCGGCGACGGGGGGCACCTACGCTGCGTCCTATCTGACCAACTTCCGCACGTTCAACGGCGCGGACACCAACGACGGCAACGTCGGTGTGGGTTACCTGACGTGGACCTCCGGGGCCTACGACCCTGCGGCCTTCACCGGGGGCAGCGCCAACGCCGCCAACTCGTGGGGTGCGACGACCATCGCCCTGCGGCCGGCGCCGGCGTCGAACTTCGCCCGCGATGCTGCCATCGCAAGCGCCAGCACAGTCACGGCTGCGGCAACGGTCAGCGCCTCTCCTGTCGCACCCGTCTCCGCGGTCACCGGCTCCCCGACGATCACCAAGAACGTGACGTTCAATGGCGTGAGCGGCACGGTCTACAAGTGGCTTGGGAACGGCTCCTTCACCCTCTCGGCATCGTCTGATGTCTACTACCTCGTCGTCGCTGGCGGTGGTGGTGGTGGTGGCGGCCAATACGGGTCCAACGGCGGTGGCGGTGGCGGTGGCGTCGTTGGCGGGGGGACCGGCGACAAGTACACAGGCACGGCGTCCACCTACACGATCACGGTCGGCACGGGCGGTCTGGGCGGGATCGATAGTGGGAGCTACACCGCCTCCGCGAACGGCACGAACTCCTCGATCACCGGCACGAATGCACCCACGGCGGCCATTGGCGGCGGCGGCGGTGGTGGCAACGACGGCACCGATGCGCCAAACTCGGGCGGCTCGGGCGGCGGCGGCGGTGCAGGCTTCGGCACTACAGGTGTTACGGGCGGGGCAGGGACCGCTGGCCAAGGCTACGCTGGCGGCGGTTCTGCCACGATCACCAACGGTATTGAAGGCGGCGGCGGCGGGGGCGGTGCTGGTGGCGTAGGCGGCGATGCCGTGAACGCTGAAGGCGACTATTTCCCAGACGGCGGCGATGGCGGCATCGGCAAACAGTCCGACATCACAGGAACGGCCACCTATTATGCGGGCGGCGGTGGTGGCACCAAGGGCAGGGACGACGGCGCTGGCACTTATGGTGATGGGGGTCTTGGCGGCGGCGGTGCCGGTACGTCAGCAGCTGCTGGTATCGCAGGCACGGATGGCCTCGGTGGTGGTGGCGGTGCCACGGCGGGTGCAGATGTTCGCGGGGGCAAGGGCGGCGACGGCGTCGTCATCATCTTCGTTCCGGCCAGCGGGCCCAACAGCTACCCACGCGATGCAGCCATCGCATCCGCCTCAACGGTCACTGCCAACCGCACCAACACCAAGCCGCGCGTCGCAGCCGTCGCATCGGCGAGCACGTTCACGGCTGCCGGGACTGTCTCCAAGGCACGCGTGGCGTCCGTCGCCAGCGCCAGCACCGTCACTGCCACGGCCAAGATCACCCGGGGCCGGGTCGCAGCCGTCGCCAGCGCCTCCACAGCCACTGCCAACCGGACGATCACCCGGGGCCGGATCGCATCTGTCGCATCGGCAAGCACTGTCACTGCGGTGCGGACGAACACGAAACCCCGTGTCGCAGCGGTGGCGAGCGCGAGCACTGTTTCCGCGACGGCGACGATCACTCGGGGCCGGGTCGCGGCCATGGCCAGCGCGTCCACGGTCACCGCCGTCAGGACGAACACCAAGCCCCGCGTGGCGGCCATCGCATCGGCGAGCACTGTCACCGCCTCGGCCACGGTCAGCGCCGGGGGCACTGATTACCCGCGCACGGCGGACATCGCGAGCACCTCCACGCTCACCGCGGTGCGGACGAACACGAAGCCGCGCGTCGCAGCGGTCGCCTCGGCCAGCACTGTCACGGCGACGGCGAAGATCACTCGGGGTCGGGTCGCGGCAATCTCGAGCGCCAGCACCGTCACAGCTGTCCGGACGAACACGAAGCCCCGGGTGGCAGCGGTCGCCTCTGCGTCGACAGTCACCGCCGTCAGGACGAACACGAAGCCGCGCGTCGCAGCGGTCGCCTCTGCGTCGACGGTCACCGCCGTCAGGACCAACACCAAGCCTCGCGTCGCAGCTGTCTCCAGTGCGTCGACGGTCACTGTGGTCAGGACCAACACCAAGCCCCGCGTCGCGGCGATTTCGAGCGCCAGCACGGCAACTGCAAACCGATCGCTCATCCTGAACCGCGTGGCGGCCATCTCCGCTGTCAGCGTCGTCACGGTCGCCAGCGGCGGGAACACCATTGTCTCGGCGACAGGCGTCTCGGCGACCGGCGGGCTGGGCTCCGCTTCGGCTGTCGGGAACGCTCAGGCAGTTGCGACGGGCGCCGCCGCGACCGGGCAGGTCGGATCCGTTACCACCAGAGGATCTGCGACAGCTGCAGTGACCGGTGCGGCTGCGACAGGGCAAGTCGGCTCTGTTACCGCAATCATCAGCGTCTCGACGAGTGTTTCCGGAACTGCTGCGACCGGTCAGGTTGGTTCCGCGACTGCTGCCGGATCAGCTTTGGCCTCAACAACCGGGGTCGCTTCCAGCGGGCAGGTTGGTTCCGCAACGGCATCTGGTGGCGCGCGGGCGACGGTCACCGGGCTATCCGGGTCGGGTCATGTCGGCACCGTCTCTGTGCTCACGCCCGGGTCCGAGACCGTGCCGGTCACCGGGGTTGCAGCGACTGGCCAAGTCGGCACCGTCTCTGTGGCGACGAGCATCTCCGCGAACGTGGCTGTTTCCGGGGTCTCGTCCGATGGCTTGGTCGGCACGTTGACCGCCACCGGCGACGCTCTGGCGACCATGATGGACACCCGGTACGTCGCGCCGGGCTATGTTGAGCCGGGTTACATTCTCGACAGCCCCGGTGTGTCGGTCTTCGTTGGCGTTGGCTCGGTTGCAACAGAGCTGCTCACGACTGTCGCCGTCACCGGCGCCTCGGCTTCGGGTCAGGTTGGCACCGCCATCGTCCTTGAGGACGCAGTGTTCTCCGTCACGGGCGTCGAGGCAATTGCCGAAGTCGGACAGGCCTCGGTGCTCATTTCCGAGGACGTCGCGTTCGACGTCACGGGTGTCGAGGCGATCAGTGAGGTTGGCGCGGCCACTGCCTATGGGTCAGCTGATGTCGAGCTCTCTGGCGTAAGCGCCGCCTCTTCGGTCGGGCAGGTTTCGCTCTACGTTGAGGAAAATATCGTTGTCGACCTGAGCGGCGTGTTCTGCACGGGCGGGTCCGGGGCGATCTATTTCTGGGGCTCGGTTGTCCCGCCCGACGGGAATTGGACACCTGCGTCTCCGCCGGCCGGCGTCTGGTCACCGCTCGCGCCGGGAGCGGCTCCAGTGTGGACGGATAGCGACCCCTCTGGTATAGATGTCTGGACAGACATCACGGTTGGCCCCGGCGGGTGGACCGACATGAACTCGTGAGGACCGCGCGATGCCCAGCTCATTCACCCCGAACACAGGTCTTGAGAAGCCCGGCGCGGGCGAACAGGCCGGGTTCTGGGGGACGACGGTAAACCTCAACTCCGACATCATCGACCGCGCCCTGAACGGTGTGATCTCGATCGCTCTCACCGGGGCGACGTATACCCTAGAGACAACGTCCGGCAACCTGTCTGAAGGGCACGCTGCCGCAATAGTATTCACCGGCACTCCGGGGACCGCCTGTACCGTCACGATCTCGCCAAACACGGTGCAGAAGACACTGCTTGTCAGGAACACGACGGATCAGGGGATCATTTTTACCCAAGGTTCGGGTGGAAACGTGACGGTCGTCGCCGGGCAATCCGCTGCGTTGATCTGCAATGGCGCCGGTGCGACAGCTTCCGTGAACTTCGGCTCGCAGGCCTACGACAGCACTTTGAACGCTCTGGCCTTCTTGAACGCAACCTACGGCATGATGGCCCACACCGGCGTGGACACCTTTGCCAAGCGCACTCTCACCGGCACAGCGAACCAGATCACCGTCACGAACGGCGACGGTGTCTCCGGCAACCCGACGGTGGCGGCAGTGGTTGCTTCCGCGGGGGAAGCGATAGCTGGAACGGACGGCACCAAGCTGATGACGCCGCTTCGTGTGAAGGACGCGATTAATCAAGTCCTCCCAACCGGGATGATCGTGCTCTGGTCGGGGTCCGTGGCCTCCATCCCGGCGGGCTGGGCACTCTGCAACGGCGCCAACGGCACTCCAGATCTCCGCGACCGCTTCGTGGTAGGCGCGGGCAGCACCTACGCCGTGGCGGCCACGGGTGGCGCGTCCACAGTTACGCTGGCAGTGGCCAACCTTCCTGCGCACACCCACACCTTCTCGGCCACCACGGGCTCTGCTGGTAGTCACAGCCACACCGGAACGACGGCGTCGGCGGGCGCGCACACACACGGAGGGGTGCCGGGTCAGTTTGTCGACAACGACCGAGGTTCGTTGTCTAGTAGCTTCTCTGTCGATAGCCTCGGTTCGACGGACAGCGCCGGGGCGCACACCCACACCTTCACCACCGACACCGAGGCGGCGCACACCCACAGCGTCTCCGGCACCACAGGTTCGGGCAGCGGCACCGCCACGGCTGTCGAAAACCGTCCGCCGTACTTCGCGCTGGCCTACATCATGAAGCTTTGAGGGAACTGAGATGCGCACGCCGACCAAGATCAAGAAGCCGCTCAGCAAGGCCGAGAGCAAGGCCAACAGGTCCGCCGGAAAGCGGATCGTGCCGTCCGACGAGACGATGTCGAAGCTGCGCACGCCCGTCTTTCCCGGGACGACGGCGATGGAGGCTGCAACCGGTGGGGCCTACAAGGATCCGAAGAGCGGTAAGGTGAAGCGCTTCAGCAAGCAGTACAAGTCCTGAAAGCTCCCCCGGCGTGACAAGCCGCCTGCAGATGGTGTAGTCTCTGCACCAACAGGAGATCGCCATGGCCCTCACGAAACTTCAGTTCCAGCCCGGGATCAACCGCGAGACCACCAACTATGCGAACGAGGGCGGCTGGTATGATGGGAACCGGGTCCGGTTCCGCGATGGGCTGCCGGAAACTATCGGAGGTTGGACCCGGGTGTCTGGGGCGACTTATCAGGGGGTCTGCCGCTCGCTTATCGGGTGGCGCCTCCTCGACGGCTCACAGGTTGTTGGGCTTGGGACGCACCTCAAATACTACCTCGGCCGCGGTGGCGGCTACTATGACATCACCCCGGTCAGGGATACAACCGCTGCAGGTGCAGTCACCTTCGCGGCCACAAACGGCAGTTCGATCGTCACTGTAACGGACACTGCGCATGGGGCGACTGCTGGGGATTTCGTGACCTTCTCTGGCGCGGCCGGTCTTGGTGGGAACATCTTGGCCGCTGTGTTGAACAAAGAGCATCAAGTGGTTTCGGCGCCAACCTCAGACTCATATACAATTGACGTCGGTGTACTCGCCACAGCGGGCGATACCGGAAACGGCGGGGCGTCTGTCGTCGGGGAGTACCAAGTCCCCACTGGTCTTTCGGAGGCCGTATCCGGATCAGGTTGGTCGGCTGGCACTTGGGGCGAGTCCGGCTGGGGCTCGCCCTCGGACACTTCTGTCGGCGGGGCGCAGCTTCGCGTGTGGTCGCACACCGCCTATGGCGAAGACCTCGTCATCAACCCTCGCGGCGGGGGAGTTTACTATTGGGACCGGACCGGTGGCCTGTCTGCTCGCGCCGTAGAGCTGGCCTCTTTGCCCGGGGCGGCCACGACGCCGACTATCGCAAACTCCGTGCTGCTGTCGGAGCGGGATCGTCACCTGATCGTGTTCGGCTGTGACGACGAGTTTACCCCCGGCGTGCTGGACCCACTGCTGATCCGCTTCTCATCACAGGAGAGCCTGACCGAGTGGCGCAGCCTGCCGACCACAACCGCAGGCTCCCTACGCATCAGCTCTGGCAGCGAGATCGTTACAGCGGTGCAGACCCGGCAACAGATCCTTGTCCTGACTGACGTTGGGGCACACTCGATGCAGTTCCTCGGCCCACCCTTCACCTTCGGTCTTAGCGAGATCGCCGGGGGTACGACGATTGCCGGGCAAAACGCGGCCGTCGCGGTGGGGGACGAAGTCTTCTGGATGGGAAGGGGTGAGTTCTATCGCTTCAGCGGCCTCGTGCAGCAGGTGCCGTGCTCCGTGAAGTCCTATGTCTTCGAGGACATCAACGCGGATCAGTACGCCAAGATCTACGGTGGTCACAACTCGGCGTTTGGCGAAGTCTGGTGGTTCTATCCGTCAGCGGGCAGCCTCGAAAACGACCGCTATGTGGTGTTCAACTACCTGCAGGGCATCTGGTATTATGGTACGCTCTCTCGCACGGCGTGGATGGATCGTGGTATCTTCTCGACGCCGACAGCGGCCAGCCCTGACTATAGGCTATACTATCACGAGGCGGGGGTCGCGGACGGGGATGTTGTGCCGGCGGTGGCGCTGAACTCGTACATCGAGTCTAGCCCGATCGACCTTGGTGAGGGCGACAGGTTCATGTTCATCCGCAGGATGATCCCGGATGTGACTTTCGCGCGATCTTCGCACCAGATCCCGCCGTCGGCGACGATGACGATCACGATGCGAAACTTCCCGGGCAGCGCCATGGTCGGCACCAACCAGCGCGCGGTGACGCAGACGGTCGACATTCCAATCGAGCAGTTCACCGAGCAGGTTTACCTGCGCCTGCGCGGACGCTCAGCCATCTTCAAGATTTCATCCGACGCCCCCGGTACGGCGTGGCGTCTCGGCTCTCCGAGGATTGAACTTCGCACAGATGGAGCGCGCTGATGTCGGGTGGCGTAAGTATCCCCTATTTCCCAAACCCTCCGGCGCAATATGACCCGCGCTACATGTCGCAGTTGGTGCAGTCCTTCTCGCTGTTCGCCCGGCAAGTTCAGAACGCCACGGCCGGTCTCGCGACCTACGCACAGCTCACAGGAAACAACAACGTTTGGGTCAGCGCCTCCGCAGGGACAAACATTCTGACGCCGACATACTTCGATTTTGCTGAGTTCGGCGGGTTTGCCCGGGGCACAAGCGGCGACATCTTCGTCCCTCTCACCGGGCACTATCGCGTCGTCCTGAAGCTCTACATGGGCAACGGCGACGGCGGCCGCTTTCAAATCTACAAGAACGGGACTTCTGTGGAGCTGCTGCAATACTCGGGGACAACCTCGGTTACGGTGGAAGTGTCTAAGCTGCTTCAGATGAACGCTGGCGACTACATCCAGTGCATCGCCGACAGCTTTGAGGGTCCGGTCAGCTTCTATGCCGGGGCAAAGCACTCTGGCGCCAGCGTTCAGTTCATCGGGACATGACGCCCCACATGCGGGTATAGCCAAGGACGGCAGCCTTTGGTATCCTGCCGCCACCCAACCGGAGAAGAACCATGGTCCTCCCGCTCCTTTTCGGCGCCCTCGCCCCAAGCCTGTTCACCGGCATGTCTCCACTCATTGCCAGCGCGATCGGTTCGGGTGTCGGCGGCCTTGTGCAAAGTGGCGGTGATCTTGAAGAGGGCCTTCTGACCGGTCTCGGGGCTTTCGCTGGGGGTGCCCTCATGGGCGGCCTCACCGGAGGGGCGGGCGCGGCGGCTTCGGCTGCAAACGGTGGGACAGGGGCGGTTGGTATGAACCTCCCGGCCGCCGCGTCCGGGGCGAAAGGTGTTGCCTCCCTGCCGATGAACGCAAAGCTGGCCTCTGTCGGGAACCCCGCGGCCCCGATGAATGTGCCTGCTGGAGGCGGCATCAAGGGCATGATGGGTGGGGCGATGGACTTCATGAAGTCCCCGACAGGGATGGGTGCCAGCGTGGGCGCAATGGCTGGTCCGATGCTGGCCGGATCCCTCGGCTTTGGCGGTGACGACGAGGACAGCAAGTCGAAGAGCAAGAGCAAGTACGGCGCGAAAGAGCCGAAACCGATCCCCCGCATCCCGACGATGCCGGGCGCCGGTTACAGCGCGGGCCGTGACGGCGAGTTCGACTACGGCATCAGCACGCCATACAGTGCCGAGCAGATCATGGGCTATGCCAATGGCGGAATGCTCCAGCGCATGGCCCGGCCGAATATCCCCGGGGTGGGGCCAGTGCGTCTCGCTGGCGGCGGCATTGTGGCCCTTGCCGAGGGCGGAGACCCCGGCAAGCAGATGCCGAACGAGAAGGAAGTGATCTCGGAAGCCGTCATGGCAGTGAAGGGTCAGCACCCGCAGCCGGAGATCGCCCTTGGGGCGTTCCTTGCCATGTTCGGGGAAGAGGCACTCCGCCAGCTGGTGGACAGCGTCAAGGGCGGCGAAATCGACGACACTGTTGAGCGCTTTGCCGAGGGCGAGAACGGTGAGGTCAAAGGGCCCGGCGACGGATCCGGCACGGATGACATGGTCCCGGCCAAGATGGACGATGGGTCCGGGGACGTGCTGCTCTCGGACGGCGAGTTCGTGATGCGCAAGGACGCCGTGGACGCGATCGAGAAGAAGTTCGGCGGCGGCACGCTTGACTCTGTCAACAAGGCCGGCCCCAAGGCTGCAGAGGTTGCCAAGCGTCGTATGAGCGCAGCATGAAAGACGTCCGTTGCCTGCCGGTGCCCCGCGAACACCTCGCCACGATCTGGCCAATTGTTTCTCCGATGCTGGCGCGAGCGGTCGACACTTCTCCGGGAAAGCTGTCAGTCGACGACATCATCGCGGGGGCCTATCAGGGTAGCTATGTCATCTGGGTCATTGTCGTCGATGAGGAAATCATCGCTTCAGTCACGACCCGGATCATCGACTACCCCAAGTGCCGGGCGATGGCGTTGGATTGGGTTGGCGGAAAGCGCATGAGGGAGTGGTTCGGCCCGGCGATGCGTGTTATCAAGGAGCATGCGGTCCGCAATCAGTGCAGCCACATGGAAGGCTACGGTCGCGAGGCGTGGTTGCGTTGGATTGAGCCAGAGGGCTGGCGCCGTGAGTACACGGCCTTCAGGATGGAGTTGAGCGATGTCGACCATACTGTTTCACCCGTTTAACATCCTGAAGCACGTCCACCCGGAGGCGGCGGGGCGTGTCGCGTTCAAAAAAGGTGGCAGCCAGCATACCACCTCGACGGTGACGCAGCAGGACATCCCGGAAGAGTTCTTCCCCTACTTCGAGCGGATGCTGATCCGCGGCGAGGAGCAGTCGCTCCAGCCGTACATCCCTTACGACGGGCAGCGGATTGCTGACCAGAGCGCCGACACCCTCGCGTCGCAGGACATGGTGCGGGACATCGCAACCCGTGGGGACCCGTCGCTTGACTATGCCACGGGCCTGACGGCGCAGAATGCCACCGACGCCCTGCAGTATGGCGACCGCCCGGCCTATCAGTTCTCTCCGTTCGGGGATTTCCAAGAGTTCGGCTTCAGCGACTCCGGCCGGTTCACTGGCGACGCCGTTGGCGAGTACATGTCGCCCTACATCCAGAACGTGCTGGACCTGCAGAAGGCCCGGGCCGAGGAAGACTACCTCACCCAGCAGGGCTCGCGCAGCGCCCGCGCCGTCAGCGCCGGGGCCTTTGGCGGCTCGAGGCAGCAGGTCGCGGAGTCGATGGCCGAAGATGACATGCTCACCCGGATGCGCGAACTCGACGCGACCGGCCTGCAGTCGGCCTACACCGATGCCCAGCGCATGTTCGAAGCGGACCGGTCCGCCCGGTTCCAGACCGAAGGGGCTCGCGCATCCGAAGCCGCCCGCGTGCAGGGTGGCCGGGCCGCGGAACTTGCCCGTGTTCAGGGTTCACAGGCAGGAGAAAACCTCGCCCGCGATCAGCTGGGTCTCGATGCGCTTGGGCAGTCCAGCAGCATGGCTGCGCAGCTTGCCGCCCTGTCCGAACAGGCACGCGCAGGAGACATCCAGTCGGCACAGCTGCTGGAGCTCGTCGGCCGCTCCAATGAGGCGCGGTCGCAGGCCGACCTCGATCTGGCCTACGAAGACTTCATCCGGCAGCAGAACTACCCGATGGATCAGATCCAGCAGCTTGCCGGCATGATCCACGGCCTCCCGGTGCAGCCTGCCGGGACCACGAGCACGCAGACGCCATACAACCCGATCCAGCAGGCGCTCGGGATGGGCATCTCCGCGCTGGGCCTGTACAACGCGATGAGGTGACGCATGAATGTGCTCGACGTTCAGGATAAGCTGAAAAGCATGTCCGAGCAGCAGCTCGTGCAGGAGATGCAGATGCCCTCCGGCTCTGCACCGCAGTTCCTCGTCTTGTCGGAGATCAGCCGCCGCAAGCGGATGCGCGACACCATGATGGCTGAACAGCAGAAAGGTCCGCAGCAGACAGTGGCCGAGGAGGCTATCGCGGCGGCAGGCGTCCCGCAGGCAGGTCTTGGGCAGATGGCGTCGGCCATGGCGCCGAAGACGGACATGGCTCAGAACACCGGCATCGCTGCACTTCAGCGGGCCCCGCAGCGCATGGCCGAGGGCGGACCGGTACGGAGCAACGTCATCGTTCGCAACGGCAAGCGCTACGTCATGGGGCCGAATGGCGTCCTCGTCGACGAGCAGACCGGTATGCCGATGATCGGCTATGGTTCCGGCTACGGCACGATGCAGGCCATTCAGGGCATGGGTAGCCCGGAAGAAATGATGGGCCCCGCGGACCTCGATCTGACGGCGGTGAACCCAAGCTATCGCGAGGACCAGCCGGACCGGTTCGTGGAATACCCCGTGCCCCCGATGGACGCCCCACGCACCGCGTCGACACTCCCGGTTCCCCCGTCCGGGCTGCCAACTGGCGGTCTCCCTCCGAACCCGAATGGTTTGAGCATGACGGACCGGATGCGCAACGGAATGATCGACAGCCCGCGCACATGGGGCACGATGCCGCCCGAGGAGTCCCCGGTCGAGACACTGCTCGCTTCGTCGCCGAACCCGCCGCCGTTCAACCGCGAGCTGGCCCTGCTGGAACGCGAAGAGCTCGAAGGCGGCAAGGACGCAGGGATGTCGCTTCCGCCTCAGAAGTCGGCTGTCAACCTTGCCGAAGGAATGGCTCCGAACCCGAACTGGATGTACGAGGAGCAGGAGCGCATCGCATCTAACATCCTGTCGGACCGCGGCCCGGACTTCGAAAACCAAGGGCGCAACCCGCCCCCAGATGTGCCGTGGTATGATCGGCTGAGCGGCGCCATCGCTGATGGCTTCACCGGCATGGCTGACGCTTTCAGCGGACCGACCGAAGAGGAACTCGCAGCGGCCGAGAAGGCCAAGGCTGATACCGAGGCGGCAGCAAGTGCACCCACCACCGGCGTCACCGAAACGGTGCAAAACGGTGGAAGTGGTGGCGTAAGCGTGTCCGGCGGAACGCGCTCGAGTGGCGTAACCGTGTCCGGCATGTCGTCTTACGAGCAGGAGCTGGTCGACGCGATCAAGCGGTCGGAGAAGCGTGCAGAGCAGGACAAGTGGCTTTCCATCGCGCAGGCGGGTATGGCACTCATGGCGTCGACCCAGCCGACGCTCGGCGGCGCTCTCGGCGAGGCCGGCATGCAGGGTATCGGTGCATACCGTGAGGGCCGTGACGCGGCTGAGCAGGAACGCATGAAGCTGATGGAAGCTCAGTTCGGGATCCAGATGGCGCGGCAGAAGGCGGCGTCCAGTGGCGGCGGCGGAGGATCATCGAGCAGCTTCAAGACTGCCCCGGTCGGCGTGATCGACAACTTGGAAGAGATGCTGGACGAGATTTCCGGAGAGCTTGCGTCACTGCCGCCGATCCCGGAAGCGGGTTGGTTCAGCACGCCTGCGGACCCCTACGCTGCAGATCGCGAAGCCCTCGCCCGTCGAGAGCAGTCGCTGCGAAATCAACTCGACTTCGTCTACTCGACGTATGGTCTCGCCCCCTACGGTGATCCTTCGGGTGGCGGCGGCGTGGTCGATCTCGCAGACTAGCGCGTTCTGCCGGGCTGACGTATACTGGTCCTCAATCTAGGAGGATCGGCATGGCGGTCATTCAAGTTCCCGGGCAAAAGAGCGGGCGCACCTATAGCGTCAGGATCGCAGGGGACACTCCGTCCCCCTCCGAGCAGGAACGCATCCGTCAGTATCTTGACCAGCAAGAGGCGCAGTTCTCCGAGAGCTACAAAGGCTTTTTCGGCCAAGAGCCTGCGGTCGATGACGGCACAGCTCTTGGGCGCGGCATTGAGATCGGCGGCACCGCTGCATATTCGAAGCTCGGCACCGCCGCCGAATACCTCGGATCGGGGCTCGGCATTGAGTCGCTCCGCAACTTTGGTCAAGGGATGCAGACCTCTGCCGCGAACGAGGCTTTCCTCGAAAGCCTCGCGATGCCGGCCCCCATGCGCAGAGAAGACATCTCCGGTGTCAGCGATGCGCTGACGTGGCTTGGTGAAGGCATCGGCCAGTCTATCCCTGAGGCTGCGGCCCCGTTCGCGGCAACGGCGGCTGGCACGTTTTTCGGAGGCCCCGTCGCCGGTTTCGGTGCGGGTGCTGCCACCGCCTTCCCAAGCTTCTTCGGCGGGAACATCCAGCGCCAAGAGGCCGAGGTTGCGGCCGGGCGCCGCGCAGAGGTTGACACGCAGTCGGCGGTTCTCGCGGCGATCGGCCAGTCCACTGCCAACGCCATCGGCGACAAGCTCCTGCTTGGCGGCTTCCTCAAACCGGGACAGAAGTGGCTCACCCGGGCGGCTGTCGGCTTCGGGGAAGGTGCCGCGGCAGAGATCCCGACAGAGATCGCGCAGGCGATCATGGAGCGCAAACAGGCCGGGCTCCCCCTCGACGACGATGAAGCGATCAGCGAATACATCGACGCGGGCATCCTGAGTGGCGTCTTCGGCGGCGGCATCCGTGCAACCACTGCCGTTGCCGGAGGTGGGCCCAAGGCTGCAAAGGAGCCTACTCCGCCCGAACAGCCCAATGCCCCGCCCGCGCCGCCGGCCGCCGCCTTGCCGCCGACCATTGCCGAAGACTTGGAACAGGAGTCGTCGGCTGTCTCCGACAACGAGGACGTGGCCGATGCGCGGAGCGTGTTCGAGCAGCGCCGCACGATGCTTGAGCAGTCGGGGTCGACCACGGAAGAGGCGCGCATCGACGCCGCAAAGACCACGCTCGAGTACATCGAGCAGCTGAAGGAGGTCAGCCCGGCCCTGAAGCGCTTCCAAGACATTCTTGGTCGCCAGCTGCGGAACATGCAGGACCAGATCGGCCAAATCGCGCAGTCCTTGCCGCAGGTTGATGACGATGTGGCTGCGGCCGAGGCCGAATACAACGAGCGCATCAGCGTGCTGGACTATCGCGGCGCCACCCCGGAGGTCGCGGCAAAAGAGGCTGCCAAGGCCACGGTAGCCTATATCGACTCTCGCGGCGACATCGGGCCCAACCTGAAAGCCTACCGTGAGAAGCTCGCAGCCTCCGGCACGAAGGCAACCAAGCCCACGGAAATGGGGCAGCCCTCCCTTCCGGACTCGGCCTACGCATCGGAGTTCGAAGACAAGCAGCAGCCGAGCCTGTTCGAGCCGAAGGTTAAGGTGCTGACGGACGAAATGCTCGATGACATCGGCGTCGGGAGGATCCCCGGAAACCCGGTGCGCAAGCTGGCAGGGAAACCGATTTCGGACCCAGACGTGCGTCAGGCTCTTGGGTCGCTGGCACAGAGCCCCAACCCGAAAATCCGCCCGCGTATGGCGGCAGCGCTGCTGCGCCCAGAGCCCACTGCAGAGACCCCCGATCTTGGCTCCGAAGGCGTCGAGGTGGCTGAGCCCATTGCCGCGGCCGAGCCGGATGTCGAAGCGAAGCCGGACGCCGAAGTTCCGGCAACCGCAGAGCCAACGCCCGAGCCCACCCCGGAGCCCACGCCCGAGCCGACACCTGAGCCCGCGCCAGAGCCGACGCCTGAGCCCGCGCCAGAGCCGACGCCTGAGCCCACGCCAGAGCCCACGCCAGAGCCGACCCCGGAGCCGGAAGCGACACTCGCGCCGGAACCCACGCCGGTCCCAGCTCCTGTGATTGAGCCAACGCCACCTGCGCCGCCTGCGCCGGACTTCACTGCTGATGGCCAGTCTCAGTTCAACCTGCCGCCCGGGCCGCCCCCGCCGCCGGACCCGAACTTCGTCCCGCCGCCACAGCCTGCGCCTGCTCGTGCAGAGCCTGCCGTGCGGAAGACCAAGGAGCAGATCGCTCTCGAGCGCCTCGCCGCCGACTTCATGTCGCGGACCACACCTGCATATCGCAAGGCGACGTCCGGTGAGGGCGGCCTCAACAATTCGAAGAACTGGGCCTATTACCCGGACATCACGTCGCTCGAGGACAAGATGGCTGTCCTCCGGCTGCTCGGTCGCGTCGACAACGCCACCCAGAGCAAGATGAAGATGCCAAAGTCCGGGCGCCTGACACCGCAGGAGTCCGCAGCGCGCCTCTATTTCAGCAAGGTCGTGCGCCCCGTCGACGCCCTCGACATGATGATCGACGACCTGACGGTGGACTATGCGTGGTTCCGCATCCAGCCCGACGCGACGGACCCTGAGCTCAACCTTTACGAACTCCTGCACGGGACTGGTCACAAGGCCGCGCAGCTCGCAATCGAGTGGGTCAACGCCAACATGTCACCCGGGGTCAAGCGTCGGGTGCAGTACCGGATCATGGACAGCGCGCAGCGCACCAAGAACCAAGAGGCGTGGATCGGTATCGGCAAGGAGGGTGACCGGGTAAAGGACCAGCGTGCACGCAAAGCGCAGCAGAAAGCCGATCTCGACGAGGCGATCAAGGATTACCTCAAGGACGCGCCGGGGACCATCGCGCGCATGGCCGCACAGGATCCTCTCGCAGGTCTCGACCACCCACTGCACTATACGGTGAAGCAGGCTCTGAAGAACGGACAGCTGCGCACGGCCCTTCGCGCGCTTGCAATGACTAACCCGAGCCCGGAAGTCCGCGCGATGGCCACGGCCTTTGCCGATCGCATCGGGGCGACCCGGGTGGTCGTGGGGGTTCCGGGCGAGATTGTCGGCGATTTCCTTGGGGCTGTGCCTGACGGGCAGGTGATCCCGGGTATCTACGTCCCAGCGATGAAGGCGTCTGACGAAGGCACGGCGCGGGCAAACGAAGTCGCGAAAAACTTCGGGGATACAATCGTCCTAGATCCGGAGCATGGCCTGACGGCGCATGTTCTCCTGCACGAAGTGGTGCATCCGCTCACCATCGGCATCGTGCGCAACCAGCCGAACCATCCTGTCACACGGCAGCTGACCCAGCTGATGAACACTGTCGGCAAGGCCGCGCCTCCGCCGGAACGCTACGCTGACGACGGATCTCCGGTTTACTCCGACGAGTTCTACGGCTTGACGAGCCTCGAAGAGTTCGTGGCCGAAGCCCTTGGCACGGTGGGGCGGAAAGAGAGCCTGCTGCGGCAGCTCATGTCTCGCACCATGGCCGACACCTATCGCGTGGATAACGTCGCGGTGCCGCTGACCAACATGCAGCGGTTCTTCGAGATCATCGCCAACGCGATCCGCGCCATGATGAAGCGCCCGTCGAAGCAGTGGCCGCGCAAACTCGAGCGCAAGGTCGTGCGGGAGACAACGCTGGACGCCACGGAGCGTCTCGTCAAAGGCATCCTGTCGCCGAACCAAGAGGTTCTGCCGAGCAGCGTCCTGCAGAAGGCGGGCGGTGACCCGGCCATTGCCAACCTCGTGCTGAGCAACGCGATCAAGTCGGCCCCGGTGTGGGACGCCGAAGGGAGGGACCGGCTGCGCGCAAACATCAGGGCCAGCATCCCATCGGGGGCGCGGCGGGCGCTTCTCGGCACCCTGCAGCTGGAATGGTTCGCCGATCTGGCTGGAAAGTGGCTACCTCAGGTCCGCATGCTGAAGGATCTCGACGACCAGCGGCGTGGCTACATCGACCAGATGACCGGGAAGACCAAGGTCCTGATGGACGATTTGGTCGAGTACATGCGGAGGGATCCGGACGGCTTCAAGAACCTGATGAGCCTTGAGGGTCAGGCGACGCTGTTCGAGGTCGACCCGACCAAGTCGGCAGACAGCTATCTCGGTGATCAAGAGAAGCTCGACGCGTGGCATGCCCTGAACCGCCAGCTCGCTGCGATCGGTCCCGAAGGTCGTGCGACGTTCAAGAAGATGCGGAACTTCAACGCAGCGTACCGCAAGGAGATAGAGGCGGTCCTCTGGGAGCAGACGAAGGCTATCACCCCGGACGGCACCAAGCGGCGCAGCCTCTACAGCCAGCTGCTCGAGCGGATCACCTCCGAGGGTGTGATCGACCCGTACTTCTCGCTCATGCGGGACGGGGATTTCTGGCTCGGCTACACTGCTGAAGACCTGTCGGTTGCCCCGACGCTCGACCCGGACACCGGGAAGATGATGCGCCCGCTCACGCGCTATGTGCAGGCCTTCACGTCGGCGTGGGACCGGGACCGGTTCCTGCAGCAGCTCAAGGCCAAGAAGACCGAGAGCGGCGACCCGGTGATCATCGGAGAGCCGGACGTCTTCATGCGCGAGGAAGTCTTCAGCCGGAACCGCGCCGTGCAGCCTGAGTTCCTGCAGGGGGTGATGAACATCATCAACGCCGCGATCCCGGACAAGTCCCTCGACGGGCACCGGGACGCCGCCATCGACGCGGTCAAGGATCTGTTCCTCCGCTTCACCCCGGAGCACTCGCTCCTGCGGTCGTTCAACAAGCGCAAGGGCGTCAGGGGCTTCATCGGGGACATCACCCCGCTCGGTGTCGTGGACGCTCCGCACGACATGACGCATGTCATTGCGAAGAAGTCCGCCAACATGACCTACCAGCTGGCGAACATGAAGTACGGCGCCAAGATCCAGCGCGTCCGCAACATGGCGGCCGAGGCGTACCAAGAGCAGAACCGGCGCAATGATCTGGATCAAGGCGACAAGGTCGAACTGCAAGCGTACTATCAGGAGTTCGAAGACCGGGCGAAGTTCGCTCAGAGCCCCAACATCAGCAGCACGGCGCAGTGGGTGCGCGGCATCACCTTCGGGATGACCCTCGGGTTCAACATCTCGGGCGCGATCAACAACCTGATGCAGATCCCGATGCTTGGCTACACCCACCTCGTGGGACGCTACGACGCGAAGGGGTCCATGCGGGCGCTGGGCTTCGCTGCCAAGATGCTGACCAACGCCGGGCGCACTTACCGGCAGACGGCTGTCGGCCCAGACGGGGACACTGTCCGCACCCTGAAGTCGGTAGACCATGCCGGGTCGATCGGGAATTACTTCGAGGTCGGCCCCGACGGCGAGCTGCGGGTCCGGACGGACGAGGAGGCGCCCCGGGCGCTGAAGAACCCAGAGCTGCGCAAGAAGATCGCGGACATGGACGTCCTCGTCGAGGTGCTCTCGAACAACGGCATGCTGACCCACTCGCAGGGGCAGGACATGCTGATCGCCGAGAACGACTGGCTCGCTCGGATCAACAAGTGGTCCGGCTTCTTCATGCACCACGCCGAACGCTTCAACCGGCAGGCCATGGCCATCGCCACCTACAATCTCGAGCTGGACAAGGTTCGGGACAAGGACGGCAACGTGAGCCATGAGGACAAGGTTTCCGCCGCGAAGGAGGCGATCCTCGCGACCGAGATGGTCAACGGCAGCCTCGGTGCCGCCGCGGCCCCACGCTACGCCCAAAACGCCATCGGCTCCGTGGTGTTCCTATACAAGCGGTTCGGCCTGTCGATGGCTCGGTACATCATCAACACCACGAAGGCGGCGCTGCGCTCCGTCGATGCCGGCATGACCCCGGAGCAGCAGCTCTATGCCCGGCAGGAGCGTGCCGTGGCGCGCTATCAGATCGGCGGCCTTCTTGGCACCGCTGCGCTGTTCTCCGGCATTCAGGGCCTCCCGTTCTACGGGGAGATCATGTCCCTGCTGAACGCCCTCTTCACGGACGACGACGAGGAGGATTTCGAGACGGTCCTGCAGAAGTATGTGCAGCAGCCATTCTACCATGGGGCCATCAACTACCTGACCGGGGCAGAGGTCGCGTCGCGCATCTCCTTCAGCGGCCTGATCTATCGCGAGAACAAGATCGAGAAGGATCAGTTCTGGCTCTACGACCTCATCGAGACCTTCGGCGGCCCGGCTGTCGGCGTGCTGATGAACGCATCGCGCGGAACTGGTCTCATCGCGGAAGGTGAGACCTACCGCGGCGTCGAGGCAATGGCCCCGGCATTCATCCGGAACTTCATGAAGTCCGGCCGGTACATGTTCGAGGGCGCCCGCACGGTGCGCGGTGACGAGATTGTCCCGCTCTCCACTGCAGACATCGCGATGCAGATGATCGGCTACACCCCGGCCACCTACGCCCGGCAGCAGGAGGCTGTCTCCGGCGAACGCAAGATCCGCGAGGCTGTGAAGCGTGAGAAGGGCAAGCTGTATCGCCGCTACTATCTGGCGCAGCTCGAGGGCGACTACGAGGAAGCCCGGGAGATCTGGATGGACATGCAGGACTTCAACCGGCGCAACCCGACGTCGCAGATCACCCGCGACACGCTGAAGAAGTCGATGAACGCCTACAAGAACCGCACTGCCGAGATGGTCAGCGGCGTGAGCTTCAGCAAGTCCGACCGGCCGCTCGTGATGGAGAGCCTTGCAGAGTACGACCAGAATGCGACGCTCTGGTCCGGGCAATAAAAAAGCCCCCGCCGAAGCGGGGGCTAGTTAGCCACACAGGGAGGACACGGCGGCTTGGCGGAGCAGTCATGTCTTCGGCGGTGACTATATCATGCGATCCTCCACACTCGCAACCCCAACATACCGTGCTCGACCCGGACCCGTGACCTGAGCGTCATGGCGTTGTCCCGTGCAATGATCAGCAGCTGTTCCCGGGCCCGTACGATGTTCACGCATGGGGCAAAGAACGAGTCCCCGATCTGCATCTCCCACCACTGGACGGCGATGACGGCTCCATCAGGGTTTAGCTCGCGAACCCGGCTTTTCACTGTCTGCGTCTCCGAGCTCGATCGGGAGGCGATCCGTGTCGATCGACAGACACATTGCCGCCGGCAGGTTCATGGTCGTGCCGCGCGTGAGCTTGACGTTGATCTGTCTGGCCGCGTGGTTCTGGCAGAGGTCTTTCGCGATGGAGTTGAAGTTCAGCTGCTGCTCGGCCAGCCATGCCCGCAAGGGCTTCGCCAGAAGGTAGAGCATCTTCTTGTCGGTCTCGTACCGGCCCACAATGTCGATCCCCTTTGGCAGCTGCTCCGGCACGACGAGCTGATCGACGCCGTTCCCATTGAGCCCCTTGCCGGTGGCGGTGGACCTGATCTGCAGAATGCGACCCCAATTGTGGTAGACGTACTCGCTGATCGCCGGGAGCGCCGCAGTCTGCATGCTGCCGCTGGCACTCTGGTTGCTCTGCAGGACGTTCTTCACGACATAGGTCTGCAGGTTCTTCACGTCGTATTTGAGCAGGCCGAGGTGGTTGCATATGACAGCGGCAGCGATGGACACGGCGGCAGCCGCTGACCAGAAGCGGTTCTCGGGGCCGAGCCGGGCGGCCTTGTCGATGTGCCGCTGCACCGTGCTGACCAAGATGTCCACGCTGGCGCGGTTCGCGATGACGTACTTGACGAAGATCTCACCCGCATGGCCGTAGTTGTTCTGCAGCTCGCGGCTGAACTTGTCGGTGACTTCCTTGTCTTCCTTGCCGGTGAACAGCTTGCTCACCTCGATCTCGAGAACACGCTGGGCCTCTGCCTTCGGCATCGCCTTGGCGAGGGCTACCTTGTCGATGATGCTGCTGTTTCCCGTGGTGATGAAGAGCAGGTTCCACGGGTCGCCGCGATAGCGCTCGGTGTTGCCGTTGGCGCTGAGACGGTTCCGCTGCTGGCCGCCGGTGATCTGATAGATCATGTCGGAGGCGTCGCTCGGGCGGATGTTGGTGATCTCGTCCATGCACACCGGCAGGTTGTGCATGACATCGGCACGGTTCATCTTCGAGTTGAAGGTGTCCTTCTCGCTCAAGAGCAGCTTCACAGGGTCTCCCCAGATCGACAGCGCGGCCATCAGGGCCGTCGTCTTGCCGAAGCCGGAGTCGCTCGACCACAGGTGCAGCATGGCTGCGTTGACCGGCATGAACTTCATCAGGGCCGACCCGAACCCAGCGCATACGACGAGCTGATGCAGTTCGAAGCCTTTCCGGTTGTAGAAGTTCATCGACGTCTTCCACCCATCGAGCGTACCTTTCTGCTCGAAAAACTCCACTGTGGACCGGGTGGACGACGACGGGGCGTTGTACTCGGTATCCCCGGCGGAGATCACCTTCTCGCCAACGACGAACGCCTCGAAGTCCTTGAGCCACCCATACTGGCGGTGAGCGGTGTCTGCCATTGTCGTCTGCTGGAGCTCTTTTACCCAAGCCTGCGTGTACGCCATGAGCGTGTCTACCTCCTTGTTGATGGCCGCCACGCCCTGCATGGCCAGCGCTTTCCTGAACTCCTCCTTCGACGTCACCGTGTAGAGCGGCACGACGAAAGACCGTATCCCGTCACGCGGAAGGTGGTGCCGCATTTCCACGATCTCCCCCATCTCGGGGTCGGTCAGGCGGCGGACAACATAGAGGTCGTTGCCCCAGACCAGCTGCGGGACCGGGGCGCCATCTTCGTCGCGCGTCATGATGTATACCCCACCTGCCTTGCCGCGCACATAGGGTGATGGGTACTTCGGGATCTCTCCCAGCTTCGGGGTAGCCGGTTCCGGGTCGTCGCGGCGCAGGATGGGCTCGTCGTCTTCGTCGGCTTCGACAAACTCCCGGCCGAGAACGATCGGTGACTTGATCTTGCCCCAGAACGGGCACTTGGTGCAGATGCCCTTGTTCTCGCTGTTGAACGTGGCGCAGCTGTGTGGGGCCGGGATGGCGCGGGCCTTCACCTCGGTCTGACGCGGGTCGTATTCCGGATGCCCCTTGGAGATCCAGTGGATCGCCTTCTCTTCCTCACAGTGCACGGCAATGGACAGGCCGGAGCGCCACAGCGGCTCTGAGACGTCAGCTGGGTTGGCGACCATCTCGCCAATCTGGGCGCAGCCCTTGCCCTCTGCCGTCTTGCGCATCAGCAGCTTGAAGGACGAGCGGAAGTTGCCCATGAGGGCTTCCATCGTGGAGTTGGTCGACAGCAGGGACTTTGCCGAAACTGCCACCGCACTGCCATCCTCGAACAGGCTCGCCTTGGCCACGGGCAGCTCTTTGGCATGGGGTGCGAGCAGGCGGGACAGGTGTGACAACTCGCTCGGGTCGTCCCCGTCCATCAACACCGCGACGGGCTTCGGCGGGTTGTCCTTGTGGTTGTGGGTGCCCGGCACGCGCAGGACGCGGGCGGCGTCTGTCGTCGCGGTGGTGTCGCATGGGAAGTTCAGGGCGGCGCAGGCGGCCTTCAGGCGCGTCGCCACCGGCATCCAGTCACCAGTCGTGACCGGCTCGGTCAGGGGCCAGTAGACGTGCAGTCCGCGGCCCGAGTTGACGACCAGTGGCTTGGGGAGAGACGTGGCCTTGACGAACCGACGGAGCGCCTGCATCGCCTCGTGCTGATCCGGGTAGTCCTTCTCGGGCCCGCAGTCCAGATCGAGGTAAAGGGCGCGCATGAGCTCGACGTTGTCGGCCTTGCGGTTCCGGTCTGTAAGGAAGGTGCCGAGGGCGAAGTAGGCGTTGAGGCCGTTCTCATCCATCAGCTCGGCAGCGCGGAGCATGTCTTCATGCGACGAGTAGAATTTCTGCTTACGGACGCCGTCGCCGAGACCGAGGGTGCAGTAGTATCCGGCGTCCCCTGTAACACGCCGTAGGAAGTCCAGTGTTTTCATAGCCGCCACTCTGAAAAGAAGGGACGCGCCGGGGCGGTTCTTATTGTGCCCCGGCGCGCTGTTGTCTTGGATCAGTCTTCGTCTTCGTCGTCCCACATATCGACGATGCTCGCCAGATCCTTCTTCGGAGGAGTGTCGGCAGCTGCAGCCTTGGCGGGGCGCTTCACCGGTTCCTCATCTTCCTCTTCGACCTTGGGCTTGGTGGAGCGCTTGGGCTTCGGCTCCTCTTCCTCGTCCTCAACCTTGGCCTTGGAGGTGCGCTTGGGCTTCGGCTGCTCCTCTTCGCCCTCGACCTCGATCTTGTCCTTCTTCGGGTCGTAGGCCTTGGTGCCGCTCGGGGTCACGCCGTCCGTCTGGGACACGGTCATGGTGATCGCGGCCAGAGCCTCGGCGCTGTCACGGGCAGCGACTGCAGCCTTCAGCTCGTCTTCGTCCAGCGGGCGGACCGGCTTGAAGAACAGCTTCGGCACCTCGTTGTCTTCGTCGAAGGTGATCCCGGTCACCACCGCGATGATCGGGGTGCTGTGGGTGTCGAGGAGCTTGGCATAGGCCTGCATGCCCATGTGGCCCTTCACCGGCTCGCCGAAGATCGACGTGGCGGGCAGCTGCATTTGGTAGACGGTGTTGGTATCGTCACCCTCCACCGTCACGGCGATGCGCTGGTTGAAGCGGCAGGCGCGGCTCTCCCCCTGACCGGAGCCCTTCACGTTCATCGGGCAGTTGGCGCAGGACGAGGCCATACGGTTGGCTTCGGGAACGTCCGGCGAGGGCACCTTGGTGTCCGCCGACCAGCAGCGGGGCGGGGTTGCACTGTTCGGGTCGTAGGTGCCCTCGAAATAGGTGCGGCTCACGGGGGCCGCGTTCACGACCACGACGTTCAGCTGCTCACCCTTGAACGTGCGGACCTGCTCCCCGCCGATGATCTCGCGGAACCGGCCGCCCTTGATCGAGATGCGCGGCCCGCCCACCGGGTTCCCAGCCAGCGTCTTGTTCATGCCCAGCAGGGAATTGAACAGGTCGCTGTTCACCAGAGCGTTGCCCTTGCCGCCAAACAGGGTCATTGCGTTGCTCACTTGTCGTCTCCTTCTTGTGTGGTTTGCTGCGCTTTCAGCGCGGTTTCTACGGCCGGCATATCGAAACGATAGACCGACCCCAGCTTGATGTAGCTGTCTCGGGGCACGATGCCCTTCTGGATCCAGCTGCGAAAGGTCGAGAGCGACACTTGGAAGAACTTCGCAGCCTGCTCCAGCGTCGCGTAGGGGGTGACTTTGTCCGTCATGCTTTCCTCACAGAGAGTGTGTACTCCGCGTCGATATTGAGCGCGGGTGGGGGGTTGTCCGGGTTCTCCTCGAGGTAGGCTTTGACCGCGGTCTGGTTCAGGCGCTTCTCCAGAAAGTCCGGAACGCCGTTCTCCAAGATGAAGGCGTGCATTGCAGCCCAATCTCCGGTCCAGTAGCGGGTCTTCGTCGTGCGATAGAACAGACCGCTTGCCGTCCGCACGGAGTCAACGCCGTGCTCCTTGCAGTGGTCGAGCAGTGCGCGCTTGATCGCGTCCATCTGTTCTGTCAGCTTCAGATCCTCGGCCTCGTATTCCGCCTTCAGCTTCGACTTGGCGTCGCGGATGCGGATGTAGGCCTTAGTCATCTTGTCGAGGAGCGGGGAGCCTGTTTCGGCTGTCATTGGGTATTCTCCTGTGGTGGCCCATTAGGTTTAGTAGTATCTCGTACCTTAGTCAAGCACCTCCTTGTACAAGTCGACAAGCTGGCCGAAAACGTCCTTACGGAGATCGAGCATTTCGTAGAGCCGCCGCTCCGCGTAGGATCCCTGCAGCTGGATGACGTTGCACTTGTGGGTCTGGCCTGACCGGTGCGTCCGGGCGTTGGCCTGCGAATAGGTCTCGAGCGAGGTGACCGGCCCCCACCAGATGATAGTGTCGGCGGCAGTGAGCGTGACGCCATGGGCGGCCGCCTGTGGCTGGATCAGCAAGACCTGAGGGTCAGCCTCGCGCTGGAAGCGCTGGAAGATGTCGGTCCGCTTCGACACCGGGACGTCGCCCCGGATGATGTCGATCGAATAGCCGTCTGCACGCATCTTGTCGGCCAGCACGTCGATGACGTGGGTGTAGGGCACGAAGACCAGCACCTTCTTGGTCGCCTCGGCGATGGCCTCGCACATCACCGAATAGCGGTGCTTGATGTCGAACTCGAGGGCGTCTCCGTTCTCGTCGTAGACGGCACCGGCGCTGATCTGCAGGAGCTTGTTCATCTTCACCGCAGCGTTCACCGCCGTGACGGTGCTCCCGGCCGCCTCCATCTGCATCTCCTTGCGGAGCAGGTTGTAGTAGCGCTTCTGCTGCGCCGTGAGCTCGACTTCGCGCTTGGTGTAGACGATGTCCGGCAGGTCGAGACATTCGTCCTTGGTGAAGCGGATGGCCGGCTGCAGCGCCCGGTGCACGATCTGGGTGGCCTCGGGCCGTGGGCGCCACTGGAACTGCGTCACCTTGATCATCACCATGTCGCGGAACAGGCCGAAGGTGCGCGGCACCCCGCCCGGGTTGACCAGCTTGGCCAGACCGTAGGCATCAACAGGCCCCTGCGCCGCAGGCGTCCCTGTCATCATCCACAGACGAGGCTGATTGAGCTGCATCATCAGCCAGCTCAACACCTTCCAGCGGTTGCTCTGGGCGTTCTTGTAGGCGTTGGCCTCGTCCACGATGACGAGGTCGAAACCGCCGGCCGCCAGCTCCTTGCGCACTACCTCGACGCCGTCGAAGTTGATGATGACGAACTCGGTGTCTGCTGCCAGCACCTTCCGGCGTTTCTCAGCGGTGCCGTGGGCGATCCCGACGGACCGGTGCATGGCGAAGCTGAACAGGTCGGCCCGCCACGCCACGTCCATGATCGAGACCGGGCAGATGACCAGCACCCGCCGCACAGCCTTGATCGACATGAGGTAGTCCGCGGCCCAGATGGCGCTGGCCGTCTTGCCGGTCCCCTGCTCTGAGAAGCAGAACGCCCGGTGGTGCAGAGTGAAGAAGGCTGCGGTTTCCTTTTGGTGCTCCATGGGCCTGAACTTGCCCGCCCAGCCGTATTGGCGCGCGATCGGGGACGGGGCCTTGATGCCCATGGCGCGCAGGCGCAGGGTCGTCTTCAGATCCCATTTGACAAGCACGGAGCTCTCGCCGAAGCGCTGCCCCTTGTCGACGGCAGACAATACCTGATCAGGCTGCGGGGCGTCGAACAGCAGCGCCTTGTCCTTGATGATTTCCATGTCTAGGGTTTCTCGCCTTTCTTGTGGCCGTTTCGGGCCCGGTTCCTGCTTGGCGCCTCGAGCTTGTAGCCGTCGGCATTGGTGCCCCCTTTCGCGAGGGCCTTCTTGTGGCTGATGTCCTTGCCCTTCCGGGCGGCCTTGCCATGCTTGGCGTCGAACTCACGGCGAGCACGTTGCCGCTCCATGCGGTCTTCGTGCTCGCCGCGTTCCTTCTGTAGCTCATATTCCCGCTTCCACGGACGCGGTTTATTAACATACGGCATTCTGCGCCTCCTGTTAGGGGTGTCCCCTAACCTATCACGACTTGCCCGTTTTCCACAAATTGCGGTCGTCCCACGCCCGGTAATCCCACTCGCCAGAGACCGGGCCCCGCAGGGACGACGAGCCGGATGTCACATAGCCCCCGCTGGAATACGGGTTCAGTGCGCCGACGCCACCTCCCCCACTGCTGGAGACGCTCATGGTCTGTGCCCGGGCTGCGGCCATACCGGCGTTGACGCCGGCGTCGTAGGTCTTGGCCGAGGTGTCTTTTCTGATCTCCTGCCACAGGGTGCTCACGAACTCGGGGGACCGCATCACGTCGACGATGAGTGCCGAGATCGCGCCGCGGAGCACGCCCTCAGGCGATGCTGACGAGATGGTGCGCTTGAGCGGGTCGCCCTTCACCAAGACATCCACGAGCGCGGCGAGCACTCGCTCTTCCACCTGCATGTTGAGCAGGATGGCTGCTTCGGAGGGGGTAGGGGTTGGTTCATCCATTGTGAGGACACTCCGTCACAGGGCAGTGCTTCCGGCACAGGCCCGAGGGTTTGGCGTTCCAGACGCCGCTCTTGTAGGCTTCCAGCAGCTGGCTGTATTTCCCCAGCCAGTCCGCCCACATAGCCTTGCGCTCCTTGCGGTGATAGGTGCCCTCGATGACGTCCCCGGGGACGACAAAGAGGAGCTTGCCGCGCACTTCCTTGATCTCCGGGAACAGCACGAAGATCATCAGCGCCATCAGCCCCAGCTGCCCGGTGTCGGCATAGCGGCTCGACTTGCCGGTCTTGTAGTCGATATAGAAGGCCACGCCCTTCTCACGCTGCAGGATGATGAGGTCGCCGATGCCGCGGACGAAACAGTCTTTGGCGAAGAACTCGCACGGCTCAAGGCTGGTGTTCAGGGCCATCTTGTGCTCGCACAGGCGCTCGCCCTTGATCCGCAGCAGCGCGTCGAGCACTGGCTTCACATGGCTGAACCTCGAGTTCATCTCGACCCCGTCGCGGACATAGTCCTCGCAGGCCTTGTGGAACTCTTCACCGTAGATCGTGGCGGCCGTCGGCTGGCTGACGTAGTCCTTGACCACCCGGGTGTGGTAGAACTGCTTCGGGCAGGTCAGAAACGTCTTCAGGCTGCTGAAGGACCATGCGGGCATCTTCATGCTAGCACGTCCACGAACAGGTCCAGAGGAGCACCCTCTTTGTCCGGCATGATGATCAGAAATTGTCCGGTCTTGCAGTCGACGCACCGCATCAGGACGTCAACCCGGTGCCGGAACATCGCACTGTCACGGTCTTTCGTGATCGTGAGCTCCTCAGGGATGCAGAAGCCGCCACACTTCTTGCACGTCACGTCGTGAGTTCTCCCCGCGCTCAGCTGCGGTCGCTCGTCCTTGGCTCGAAGAGCCTTGTTGGTCGTTATGCTGCGGCCCATACCCATACTCCTTTGTGGTTTTCGACGATCTTGCCGGTGTCGCGCAGTTCAACCCACGCCTTGCTGTTTTTCCGGGGGAGCTTCTCGGTGACCGGTCTCGGCACCGCCCCGATGTCCATCAGGATGCTCTCGGCCTCTGCGATATACCACTGGAAATTGAGGTCCAGCGGGAACACTTCCGGGAGATCCATGACCGGCCGCGCGCCCTCTGAGCGCGGGACCATGTTGTTGTTCGTGACGTAGTGGATGGCGCTCGTCTCCTGCACCGAATAGTACCAGCGGATGGCTCGGCCAATCTCCACGCCGTCCTTGACCGCCCCTCCGTTCACCGTGCGCAGCGTCAGGAACTTGGTGATGTCCCGGCACGAGCAGACCGTACCTTGGATGGACAGCCCCCGCGTCAGGTAAGCGATCACCGCTTCGTTGCAGATCATGTTCTGCGGGCTCTTCGCCAGCGACGGCGGGCCGAACGCGCCCTTGGCCTTGACCTTCCCGTCTTCCTTGATCGCGATGTAGTTGTTCACGTCGCGCGAGTAGATCGCCTTGTAGACAGTCTCTTCCGTCTTCAGGTTGGTGCGCTTCTCCCACGCCGCGATGATGGCGTTGACGTCGTCGCGCAGGGCCCGGGGGCACTTGATCAGGATGCCGTCAGTGTTGGCCGAAACCACGGGGACACCGTAGAGCTCCAACGCCTCGATCAGCATGAGGATGGTCAGCTGCCCGGTGATCGTCGTCCTGATCATGAAGTCCGGCGAGTAGAGCGTGCTGTAGCGGTTCGAGGTCTTCCCGAAGGTGCCGTTGAGAACGATCTTCAGGGAGTTCGACTTGACCATGTCGCCGGCATGCTTGGCCGTGAGGCGATCCTCGAGGATGCCACCGTAGACCGGGTTGAAGTGCGACCCGAAGCCGCCCGGCTCCATCTGCATGTTCAGCATCATGCGAGGATAGTAGCTCTCCACGTCCCGGTCGATCAGCACGTTCTCCTCATCTGAGAAGTGAGCGACGCTCGTCTCCTGACTGTGCAGCCCCCCGATGCCGATCTTGTAGCGGCTGTTGCCGATGGTGATGACCATCTTCTCGATCTCGGGCGGCAGGATGACGTGGCCGGTCTTGCTGTCCAGCTCCATGTCCGACGTGCAGATCGTGTTCAGGGTTTCCCGCAGGGTCTCGGTAGCGAAGCGGATATACTTGGGCGGCTCGTAGCGGAACCGGCTGTAGTCGGGCTTCGTTTTCGGCGGGGTCTCCCCGGTGCGGCGCTCGAACTCGGCCTTGAGCACCTCTTCCGCAATCTTGGCGTCGGACTTCGAGCGCAGGTCCACGCCATAGGTCTGGCTCATCGTGCGACGCAGGTCGACCTGCCCTTCCAGCGCCTTGTAGAGCATCTGGGTGACCTTGAGGTCGTTCTTGCAGTAGCTTCGCAGCAGCGACACCTGCTCGGGCGTGATCAGCGCATCGTGCGGGATAGGCAGCTCTTGCAGACGTGGGCTGTGCAGACGCCCGCCGTAGATCTTCAGGCTATGCTGCCCCGGCGCCACATCAATGAGGTCGATGTGGTTCAGCTTCGGCTCGCGCAGCCCGTGGTTCTTGTAGAAAACCCACGGCTTGATGTTGCGACCGATGATCTCGTCGCTCACGTCCTTGATGGCGCTCGTGTCCGGGTTGACCATGGCGAATGTCAGCACGGGGATGTCGTAGGTGTTGCCGTTGAAGGTCACCAGCTCCACGTCCTTGGCCTTGATCACGGCGAGGAGCTCCTCCGGGTCGAAGTTACTCTCGTCGTCGAACATCTCGAAGCGCTTGGTGCGCCCCTCTTCGTTCATGATCAGGGCGAGGAAGTAGTTGCGGTAGACCTCGATGTCGAGAAAGAGGCGTGTCACAGAACCCCTCCCATGACCTTGTCGATCTCGATCAGGTGCATCGCCTGCGAGATGGCGTCGTCGAGCGCGTTGTGGTGCTCGCCCATCCGGACCAGCTCGACCTGAGGGTAGAGCGACTTGATCGTGCGATAGCACCGGTCCTGCCAGAAGGGCCACGGGGCCTTGATGCCGGCACGACGATAGGCTTCGGTCAGCATGACGTTGTCGAAGCTGGCGCCATTGCCCCAGACACCCATCGGCTCCCACGGACCGAGCCAGTCCGAGAAGCGCTGCAAAGCCACCTTTGGCTCGATGCCACGGCGTGTGATGGCTTCACGGGCCTTGTCGCCTTGGCCCAGCCACCAGATGACCGTTTCCGGCTCAATGACCGCACCATCGCGCACAGACCACGCAAGGTCGATGACCTCGTAGAATTTGCTGACGATGCCGCCGAGCTGGACTTCACCGTCCTTGTGCTGACGCCACGGCTGGAATGCCACGGCACCGATGGAGACGACTGGGGAGTTTGGGCGGGTGCCCATGGTTTCGAGGTCGATCATGACGTGCATCACTTGATCTCCTCGATCAGGAGCCACGCGGCTGCCATGTAGACGACGGCCCCAAGCAGCTCGGCCCGGGCCCGGTCCTTCTCGCCGCGGGCGAGCATACCCATGGCTTCCTGCCCTTTCTTCATGGCCTGCCCGATCTGGTAGCCGGGGCCGACCATGCGACCGATCTCCATGATCGGCTGCCGGTGGAACGAACGACCGTTGGCGTGGCGCTCTTTGCCCTTGCCCGCAGAAGCCTGCTCAAGGGCGGCGTCCAGCGCGCGGGTCAGTTCGATGTAATCGGGATCATACGCAAGCTGCGACATGATTGTCTCCTCTGTGTTTGAACGGTTCTTGGTGTTTACAGACCTTAGCATAACGCACAGGTCTGTAAAGGGTGTTATATGATCACTCTTGGATCACTTCGCGAACGCGGATTTCCTCTGATGGCTAATGGTGGTCATTGCTTCGGTTCCCAGACTTCGCAGTCCATGTTCTCCGACAGGGGCTCCGTGTTGTGATCGTGACCAATCAGTTTCAGCTCAGGGGCGGTGGGTAAATCGTCCCACACAAGGCGGGGCGACAGATAGGTTTTGGCGAAATTCGGCTGCCACATACCCTTTGCCGGCATCTTCACGGTCTTTACGAAATGCAGCCAGTAATGGCATTCGGCATTGAGGGCGTCACGGTCCCCTCGCATGAAGCGGCAGGTTTTGCAAAAGCGTCCGGTCATTTCAGCACCATTACCAGACCGTCTTTCACGCACAGACCTTTCGAGCCTGTGATGGGAACGACCTGTCCTTGGGCAATTACCTCGCACTGGAACTTGAAGCGCTGGTGCGTCTGGATCGAGCCATAGATGATCCCATAAAGCAGGGTGATTACGGTGCCCAAAAAGATGGACAACTTGAGAGCGCTCATGGCTGCACCTTTCCGGCGCGGACTTCAAATGGGTTCTTTGTCGGCTTTTCTGGATCACCGTCTTCGTCGGCACATCTGGCGTTGTAACCATCATTCCATGCCTGCGCCCTCACCGCTTCCAGCGCGGCGGCGTGGTCGGCGTCGAAAGGGGGGTGCTGATTGTAAAGATCGCCTTCATTTGCCCACACAAGAACGGCGTCGCCCATTTTGATAAGTGCCTGCCCCGGACCATCAGCCCGCAAGTTCGCGCGCATCTCCTGAATCGTTTCGCCGGTCGCGCGGACGTAATTGACCCGCGCCCGCTGCAACGCCGCAGCGGTCAGCGCCTTGGTCTCGGGCAGTTTGGCAAGGACGGCGGGGTCGCGGCGGACGTATGGTGTGTCTCCGTCGCCTTCGTCGAGGTAGGCGTCCATTTCGCGGACGTGCAGCCAAATGAAATTCGGTTCGCTCATTTCACACACTCCCCCACGAAGGCGAACTCGCCGGTGGTGGGGCAGTAAAGCCCCAGACCGCGCCCGACGATGTCGGCCGTCCATCCGGCGTC